TTTGCTTTTTGTTCAATCTGCTTTGTTCTATTTGCTTCCTCCAAAGCGGACTGTTCGGCAATAACTTTCTTTTCAATCGCCTGTTCAAACTGATTTGAATAATCAATGTTAATCATTTGAAAGTTTATTATGGATACAGGGTAGCTGTGCGAAATCATACGGCCTTGTAATGATTTTAACACGTTCTCTGCAACCTTATCACGATTAGCCACCATTGTGTCTGCGTTCCAGGTTCCGACCTCTGCTTTAACCGCTTGTTCCAAATTAGGATACAAGATACGTTCTTGCCAGTCATTTCCATATTCTTTATATGTAGCAACAATGTCGTTCGCAATCAGGTTATAAGAATACGATACACGAATCTTTGCTGTCTGTATATCCTTGGTATATGTTTCTGTTGTATAATCTGCTCTGATAGTCTTAACATCAAAACGTTTTACAGACTGAATCAAAGGCAGTTTCATATGCACACCTGCACCATAGATATGGTCTGACGCTTTACCAAATGTTGTAACAAGGGCCTTTTGTCCTTCTGGTATAGTAAAGAACGACCCAAGCAACAAAATCAGTGCAACGATACCATATCCTATAAAAACAGGTATGTTAATTGTCCAGTCGAAATCCGTTTCGCCTGGTTCTGCGACAAATCTAAAGTTTTTCCATTTCATAGTTTCCTCCTTTTTTGTTCTTGACGTGGGCAGTTTATACTGATTACCCAGCAGTTGTCGTGGTGGTTCCATACTTTGACATTCAGGGATAGTAGTTTGCTAATCTTTCGGACTAACCCTATCTATCGTACGCCCCTTCGTGTCTTATCCGACTTGCCCTAGCCAGTCGGTCCAACCTAGCCTTGTGTGTATATTAAACGCTTTCGGCCTATACACTCTTGGATGAGGTCGCGTCCCACTAGCCTTTTGTGGTTCTCTGGGGAATGAGCCCAGTGCCACATCACGCGAAGGCTAACTACGTTTGGTATGCGGAAAAGCACTATCCTAGGTTTTCATACCGCACGTTTCGGTTGTAAGTTTGTCCAATACAACCTGCTTTTGACCAAAAACTTTGGTTGTCGGACCGGGACTCGAACCCAGATTCCTGCCTTATCAGAGCAGTGCCCTAACCACTTGGACTATCCGACATTGGCCAGGGATAACTGAGCGGTTCTGCCCCGCAACTCCGGTGCCCCGGCGGTTTTTCTAAAGCCTATCTTGTTACCCCAAACTTGTGCCAGTTTTGTTTTCTTCGGGACACAGAACACTGGCAACCCGGACTTTTAACGACTTATCTGTGATTGTCGGCCAGTTTTTGAGAGCCACCACTGGCGGATGTTGACGCAACTTTACGTTCCTATATGCGTGCTCGGAACCACTCTCAAACTTGGTGCGACTGTCGGGAATCGGACCCGAGACTCAACCTTGGCAAGGTTGCGCGTTACCATTACGCCACAATCGCAAAATTGTGCCAATCAGATGTAAACGCCCGCGGATGCTCGGGCTGCGTAGACACGCTTAATACACCATATAGGCACAAACTTTTTTGGGGCGCGTTCTGCTAGATGAAAAGTAGAGAGAAAGGATTGAACAAACACCCCAAACTTGGCTGGCGAGGTCGGGCTCGAACCGACAACCTGTTGATTAACAGTCAACTGCAACTACCGATTGTGCTACTCACCAAGAACTTTTGACGGTGTCGTGTTATTTTCTCGTTTGCAACGAAAGGCATATTCTGGCCCGAGATTTGACGTATATATATGTTCACCGCAAACATATATATCAGCATAACACGCTCTCACTTGGCACCGTCTACCAAGTACCATAGGAGGCCAATGCCGAACTTTTATTTTCTTATATCATATCTTACATACAATACAGAATAAATCCATTCAACACAATTATTCGGTAATTCCTTATGTGTTTTTATTGGTTTTGTTTTTAACTTTTTCCAGCCTGCTTTCTTATCTACCTGCTCATCAAACTTAGCGCATTGACGTTTGAAATCAATATCTTTTCCTGCGTCGTCCTTATAGTAGATTGTGTGATATTCAACAGTCATAATATTATCGTTTGTTACGACAATTCTCTTACTGGATGTGATACTTTTTGCTTTTTTCATTTTTTTTACTCCTTAAGATAAATTCCCAATTTCCATCTTTGGTGACAAGGCGGTTAATACTCTTATAACCGTCCCATCTTTTGCGTTTATCAGGAAAATATCCCCGACAGCCGACAAGGTTTTTATTTTATCAAAATATCCTGGCTCGCAGATATCTTTGATAGTGTCTTCTTGGCTCTTATAGTGCCACATTGTAAAGCCATTCATATATGCGACCACAGACATATTAGGATTTTTGAACATTTTATTCTCCTTTTATTAGTTTTGCTAATTCTTGTGGTTCGCCAGTTACGACGACGAACGGCATTGACGACACACCGGCGGCGCGCGCAAATTGTAAAATTTCTGCCGGTTGAACAGTGATAACATCAGCATCTGGTGCTATTGCTTTCAACATAGCGCATTTCTGGCAATTTTCCATACTTATGATTATTTTTTTCATTGTTGTTTTCCTTGTTTTGTTAGTGTTATTATACACCTATTTTTTACAATGTCAAGCGGTTGGTAAAAATTTTTCTATATCAAAAATTATATCAAAGGCTTTATCGTAAATTTCTTTGAGTTCTTTGGTTTGTAAGTCCTTTGGTAGTTGCCAAAAGTTTCCACCAGAGTTAACAAAGTCGCACATACGCGCCAGTGTTTCGTTATACAGTTTCTCTGTATCTTCTTTGTTTCTGATGTCTACGCCATACAGCTCAAAAGCTACCATTCTGTCGTATATTTCCTGTTCGTATTCAGACAACACAGGTACCTCATCAGATTTTTTATAAGTTTCTGTTTCTGCTGGACAGAACCCCCAGTCATTAACAGCTTTTTTCTCAAATTCATACCGCATACAATTTCTAAGTATGGGGTCGCGTATTCCTGCCAGGAAATTTTCGACTGTCCTCCAAGCACGAACCTTATTCTGTATATCTTTCATTATTCTTCCTCTTGTTTTTTAAGCAAAGACCGTTGTGTCTCCCCATCAATAGTTGTCCCGCTTTCATTACATTTGACCATATTGTATCTTTTGCTGTAAACACCTCTGTCAAAATATACGACCGCACAGCACGCATTTCCGCCCTGACGGTTCTTTAATATACGACAGTATGTTGGTTTCCCGACTGTCTCTGGGTAGAAACCATAGATATGTCTGGCAATAGATATAACGATTGTAGGCACGTGGACCTTAGATTTTGAACCTCGCAAGTCGTCAATCCCAGCGCAAAGCGACTCTTTATTTCTGTTGCTTGCCAGCTGTGAAAATGTAACCAATGCTATTTGATTCTCTGCCACCAGTCGCCATAAGTCGTTGATAGCCCTTACCATATCGCTTGGTAGTTCGCTCGGCACCAGAACATCCATATGGTCCAGTATGAATAGTTTATAACCTTCTTCTATTCGTTGTTTCATTAACGAAATTATTTCCTCCAAAGTCCAGTTTGGGGTTTTCATTTCGTATACAACCGTATTTTTTAGTCCTTTTTTAGATTTTGACATACCCTTTTTTGCTGCTTCCATAGCATACTCTTTATATTTTTCAGGATTGTCAGAATAATCTAGTAGCCATTGTCTGAAATCCAGCGGCTCAAAAGCATTAGCCAGGTATTGCCTATAAACTGAATCTGTAACGAACGTCTGCGGCTCATCTTCCAACGAAAAAAGCACGCAAGGGACACCTTCCTCGTTTGCGTGCTGTATTATAATTCTAGACAGTGTTGACTTGCCGGTTCCTGTTCCAGCAGCAATCATAATCATATCTCCTGTCATAATTCCGTGCAGTTGGTCCTGCAAGAAGCTGATTGGGTATGTGCACAGTAGTTGTTTTTTAAGCATATTCCTTTCCTTTTGTCTGTTTATCTGCTTACTAAGTCCGGGTCTGCATAACCTCCTTCAATCGCCCTTACAAGGGACTTTTGCTGTAAAAAGAAATCGTAATCACATCGCCACTCCTTGTTCCTACTTTCGTAGCCGTTCCCTGTCTGGACATATTCCTTGCCTCGCAGGAAAGTGCTTTCTTTTATTGCTTTGCGTATTCGGTCAAAGAATTCGTCTAGGTCCGTAATACCGACATCTTTCATTCTCGCCAGTAATGCTGTATGTCTTTTTTCTGTAATTATTGACACCTTAGCAAGTTTATACTTGTCAGCAATTTCGTTCCAAAGTTCCATCGTCCGTTTATCAAACTCATCGGTTTTCTTTGATAAAAATAATTTATTATTTTTATTTTCTTTTATATTTATATTATCTTTATATATATCCTGTAAAGAATCTTTACACCCCCTGTAAAGTTTTGTTACACTCCCTGTAAAGTTTCTTAACAGGTCCCAGTTTATACTATACTCAGGTATGTTGGTATTCTCTTGTTGGTGCTTGATAATCAAGCCCTTTTCTGTAAGCCGTTTAAGAATTGCGGTTGCCGAAACTCTAGAACAGCCGACACAATCTGCTATGTAAGTAGCAGTTCCCTTAAAGACAGATTCTCCATCTTGGCAGAAGCCGTAGATGGTAGCATAGCAGACAAGTTCGTTGCCTGTAAGGCCTAACTCATTTAACATCCAACCTTGAACGACATAAAACTGATTGTTTTTCATAGTAGCTCCTTCCGTAAAAATAAGGTGGGGCGGTTTTGATTAACAATATAGGAAGGAAAAGGAAAACAACGCGCCCCTTAAAATCTGCCCTTTTCCTTGTTCCTATCGTCTATTCTATACCAAAAAAAACAAAAAGCAAGTTATTTTTTATAATATTTTTTTATGGTCTTTTGTTGTGGTTTACAGGCTAACGCCAGTTTTCTCACCAACCCAAGTTTTATTTTTCCCTGTAAAGCCTCTTCGTCTATCAGCATTACAACAGTTTCTTTGGTTGATGTTATTTTGTAAATATATTCTCCGGTGTCACCTATTGGTTTTTTTCTAAATATGCCTCCAATTCCACATACGCAGTATTGTTCACCCTCAATCAGCTCATCAATCGACTTGATAAGCCCTCCACATCTGTATATTATCATAGTTTATTCCTTTCATTAAAATAAAATCAAAAATAACGCATAAAATTTGCCCATACGCGCGCGTTTATAGTCGTGGTGGTATAGGTATACCTTAAAATTAAAAACACGCGTATACGGGCATTTAGAACGCAATTATTTTTCAGGGTTAAAATTGACGCTTGTAAAGCCTCCATATTTTAACAGGTTTATAACATCGTCATACACTCCTTTTTCTTTAAGCAGTTGTATGATTTTGTCATTGATAGCATCTTTAACAATCTGTGGCACCTCAGGTTTTGGTGCTACTAATGGGATTGTTGGTGCTGGCTCGCACAGTTTGACACTGCGTGGCGAATAGACTCTCTTGTGTTTTACTGTATTGCCAGTATTTGCGTATTTATTTTTAGTGACCATAGGGCTCATTCGTTTATAAACATTTCCCTTGCTGTCAATAAAAGCGCCACTTGCCTCCATTTTTTTGGACATAGTCCAGTTATCAACATCTGCTACTTTTGCTGCTTCTTTTATACTTTCGTATAATACTCCAGTGGTCACGCACAACACTGGGACTTTTTTCTCTGTTGGTGTTATTTGTGATGGGTATACTGGCTCAATATCGTGTCCACAGCAGTGTTTTTGACCGCATCTCAGTGCTTTTGATATGGTGCACAGTGGCAGGTTCAACGCGCGTTCAGCCTCTGAACAGGAATTATAAGCAACATCGTCCACTATAACGGGTATTGCCGCTCTTTTTTGTCCTGTATTTCTGTGTTTCTTTTTAGGTGTATCCTGTATTTTCTCGATTAACAGGTCTTTGTAGGTTATTGCCTGTTTGTCGTGCATTTTATGACTCAGTGTAATTCTCGGAATATGTAAGAAAGCGGCTGCGTCTGCGATTGAACGAAATATTTTATTATTTACTCTAATGTTTTGCATTTTTTGCTCCTTTTGTTGTCAAAACAGTTATCATTAAAACATCATTTAAGACAGTTATATTAAAGTCTCTTACGAAGTTGTTTTTTAACGGCGCCAGTATATTTCTCACGATTTCTATATTGTCGTCGTATTCTGGGTCATACTTGATGGTATAACCTCCATCTGCGTTCAAATCTGGGAATTCGTTAAACATAGACTCCATATAAGTTTGATACATTTCGTCTATATCGCGGAACTCGTCATTGTCGCGCATTTGAATTACTTTATCTGCTATCTGTGTAGCGACATCTTGTAGGTTCATAATAAACTCCTTTGGACAAGCATTACAGCAATCGTCGCATCTAAACTCTCATCGTCAAAGCAGGTTGCTGTAATAAGTTTTTTACCTTGTAAATCCTCAAGTGTTTTTTGGACGACATCTCCAATCGTATCGTCGTCGCTGTAGAATATATGTATTAAACACATATGCTCGCCGTTGTCGTATTTTGCCCCCATATCGTCAAAATACTCTTGTTCCCAGTCGTCTGTCTGGTGTTTGTGCTTGTGTTTGAAATACAAATCACACGCGTCCTCATAAAATTGTTTATAGTTAACCATTTTATTCCTCCTATAAGCTTGGTTGTAAGTAGATTATTACTTTGCCTTTATCTTTCTCAATATCTATACCATAGGTTTCGCTCCCGCCAACAAATGCGTATTCGTATTCGTTGTAGACCTTGCCCACGATTTCTCCGAAGAAATCAAGCATAGTAGATTTTTCATTTCCCTCTGCGTCGCTGTATAAACAGACAATCGCATCGTCTGGAAACTTTCTCAAAGCACTTTTAAGTTCTTTAACTGTGTATCGTTTCATTGTTCGCTCCTTTAACTTTGACTGTATAGCCATCTGCTAATGCTCGTTTAATACAAGTAATCATATATCGTTCGCTATAACAAAAGTCTGTATATTCTAGTGCTCCGTCTTTCCAAAGAGCCTCTACGAAATACTTTGGTGTTTTTATTTTTTTCATTTTATTACTCCTTGTGTTAGGTCATAAAGACCGTCTATAATCTTGTTATATTTCTCATACATCGGGTATGCGTTGTCGTATCTTTCTGCGTAATCCTTAACCTCATCTTCCCAGAAGCTCAGGACATCTGCCCAGTCAGAAAAGTCTGGTGCGTCTTTGATGTCTGCTCGGTCAACATAATAGAAAGACCTGTCGTTTTCTGGTATATTCTCATTAAGTTTGTCTACTTTTGCCTGTGCTTTTTTAATATCAAAGAACAGTCCATATCTCAGTATTGGCAGGACTTCGCAATCCTGCCCTTGTGGTGGTATAAACCTCCACATTATGTAATACATTTTCATTGCTAACTCCTTACGTTTATTTTTTCAACTATAAAATACCACTCTGCGTCGTAATCACAAGCATCGTTAAACGCGTCAATAATATCCTCTGTTGGTGATAACAACCAATCAAGCTTGTATTTCTCAACTAATTGCTTTGGCAGTCTTGGTTTATATTCTCTGACTTTTTCGCGTAATTCTGGTTCGTTCAGTATTTCAACTGCATCAAATACCTCGCTTATACAGTCAGCGCCGATAAAATCGGCAAATTTGTATAGTATCATTGTTTGTCTCCTAATATTTCGTGGCAAGCCCCTATAACACAATCAAGAACATAGCCATCGCTCCACTGGTTTTGGTCGGCTACACCCAAGATATACATAGCGAACTCGCGTATTGTTTGTATTTTGCTCAAATCAAGCAGTTCAAGGTTCTTTTTGTCCATTTTTTACTCCTTTTTTGTTTACCAACTTGCTCGATATATGTAATCTGCGTTAAAGTCGCAATCTTTTAACTTATTCACAGTATACTCTAAATCGTCAAAGTAGTATTTGTCGTATTCTGTGCTCCCAAAGAAAAATCCGTCTTGCGTAGGCAGTTTCTCTTTTGCTTCCTTTTTGTGTTTTAATACATACTGGCATAGTTCAACTAACTCTTTCAGTTTGCTTCCATCCACAAAAATATCTTGGCACTCATCTCGTCCTCTGTCTAAATCGCAGAACCATTTATGGATTGCGTTCGCTTTCCTCCAGTAGCACACAGGCATATACAATTCTAATCCGACATCTGGCTTATCTGCCTCTGTTCGTTGTGTTTTGATATAGCCGTTTGGAAACACAGTTTCCACAGTAACTCTGAATTTTACTGCTTCGTGGTTCTCGCGTTCTTCTGTGTTCTTAAAATCATACGAAGAAAAATATTCTCGTTTATATAAATACATATCTAATCCCATTTTTTACCTCCAGTTTAGTTCATTTGGTTCTACTCCAAAGTGGTCAGCGACCCTTTGTGTTATAATCTCCACGATTTCTTCTTGGCTGTCATAACCAATAAATGTTTCGTGAAGAAACTCCCAGCCGTTGATAAGAACGGTGTAAGTATTGCCGTCCTTATACAACTCTATTTTATCTTGTATTTTACCCATTTTATTCCTCGTATGGCTTATAAAGTATTTCATAAGTGTCCATTGACGAAATATACTCCACTTTCCACAGGTAGCAATCCCAAATCACTCCGTCGTCGTCTTTCACTTTGACATCTGTGTCAATGCTACCGTCAAATCCTCTGTCGCCTGCGTATATCACAAACACTTTTTGTTCACTGTCGTAATAATCCTCAAAGTGTTCGTCAAACTTTTGTAAAAATATTACTCGTATTGGTTTTTTTGTCGTTTTCATTTTAGACCTCCTTAGTCTGTTGTTCGCAGAAAGTAAGACAAATCGTCTCCTTTCAAATTGTCCATACACCACTGGTCGCACTCTTTCCACAGTTGGTCATACAGTCGTGCGATATCCTCGTTGCGTTCGTTCCAATACCAGATTTTCCAGTTCAGTATCAAACACAGCTCTGTGATGTATTCCACATTTGATTTCCACTCATCAAAGGCACGATTGTAGGTGTCTTTAATTGCGTCCTCGCCAAAGACATCAGCAATACTAAAATCGCTCCAAAATGTTGTTTTTGGTTGATAACCGCTCATATCAAGGAACGGTTGTAGTCCTAAATCATAGTTCATTTTTTACTCCTTAGTTGTTTTTCCACATTTCATCTTCAAACTCGTTCATACATTCGGCACAACAGAACCGTTCTCCGTATCTGTTGAATATAAATGCCGAACCGCAATCACCTCCACAGAAGGTGCATTTGCCTTTATTAAATTCGTAATTTGTTATGCTCGATGTATCAAATTTATCTGGTTCGTCTGGTTCAAAGTCATAATCAGCCTCAATAAACCTTGCGACTTTCATAATTATTTTCTCAAAGTCCACTGTGTCCAGATACTCATTGTCAGTGTGTGGGTTATAGTAGCCAATACTCAGATTAGCCATATTTATATAATCACACTCTGGTTTGAATACATTTAAGTCTGTAAATGTTCCTGTCTCTATTTTGAAGCCCAGTTCCACAAACTTTTTCGCGAACTCATCAGAACATAATCTTGTAGTTCCGCTCGTTTGGATAATATCCCTGTCACCTCGTCTATCAAGTTCCAAAATCCATTTCGCGTCTGCGTATTTTGCTGCCTCAATCATAGAACTACCATCACCACCAGTTTCCTCGTTTGCTGGGAATATAATTCTAAACTTTTGCTCTTTGAACATATGCCACAGCTCGATAATAGCCATTATTCCTGCTTTATCGTCAAAGCCAATCCCGTCTTTAACTCCTTTAATGCGTCTTTTTGCCAAGTCAAACACAGGTTCTTTATCGGCTCCCAACACATTATCTGTATGTGCCACCAAAATTGGCAGTCCAATAGCGTCCTCGTTAAAGCCAATAAAGATATTGCCGTATTCGTCATAGTCAATTTCCTCTTTCTTGAAGAACGGTATCAAATCATACACACGCACCACATCGGCTCGCAGTATTCCATTATATTTTGCGTAATCTATACTCAATTTTTTAGTCATTTTTAGCCTCCGTTATTGTTTTTGTCCATACTAATTCTAAATTCGCTCCCTTAGCGCAGTTCCAACAGACAAGTTTTTTGTCGTGTTCCAGGCTCGGTTTAAGGTCGCAGCTCATTTCATACTTTCCGCATACACTACATTTGAAATACCCATCGTTATTCGCACAGTCCTCAGAACAGTATGAATAACCACAGGCATATTCAACCTCGTCTAACGGTATTATTTTACCGCATCCTCTACAAATCGTGTAGCCCTTTGCGTTCAAGCAGCTCTTGGAACATACTATTTCTCCATCTGGTGTTTCATACCCGCAGCTCGGGCTTATCCACTCACCACAATGGTCGCATCTTTTACAACCATAATCCGCGATACAATCCTCACAGCAGAAATAATCTCCACCGACACCAATCATATCGTCTCGGTCGCAATATTCCCCACAGTTTTGACATCTCGCGTAGCCATTTTCCCACAGATACTCAGACAATTCATCTTCCCCAGTTGTTTTCATATCAACTCGGTAATCTGTTCCCACAGTCCAGTCCATAGGGTCAAAGCCATACTCGTTTCCGTCCAGATACATAACTTGAACATCGTCGCTCCAATTTGTATGTAGGCACATATCTTCAATACACTCGCTGCGCCCAATAATATCGTTATCAGTCATTTCTTCTCTGATAAGTCTTAAAGCGCATTTTGCGTAGTCCCTCTTGGCATATACTCGGATAAAATGTCTTTGGTCTTTGTATTTATACATTATACAACGACCAACTTGGTCTCCGTCGCTATCCTCAAATCTACATACATAACAACCGTCAATTCCTCCGTAGAACTCTTCTGCCATTTGACCGTTCCCAGACATACAGCTCTGTCCAGTAACCAAATCGCCCTCTAAACAGAAGTCCTCGCTATATCTCGGTTCGTATGCCGTCTTAAAATCTCGGTCAATAATCATTGAACACTGTAATCCTCCGTCTAGATATTCACAGATTTTAAGTTTGATTGAATTAGCCCAGCGATTTGCTCTGTCTAATTCGTCCAACAAAGGTCGTATTCTCGGGTATTGTCCTTCGCGTATTTCCCTTGTTCCTCTACGAATACCATTTTCGTCTGTATAAATTATGTGCTCTTTTAACAATCTCTTGCCCAAAGGGTTTTTATTTGTATTTGGAACCCTCGCTAAACGACCGTCATAAGACACATACCACAGAAAATCTCCGTAGTGATTGGTGCTCCGTTTCTTGACTTTTCGTTTTTCACGACCTTCAATCTCATCAAAGAAGCATCTTACTAAAATATCTTCACTAACTCGTCTTTCCCCAGTAAAAACACTCAACCGTAGTTGTTTCAATAAATCGTCAACTGTGTTAATCATTGTCTTTCTCCCATATTTTGTTGTAAAATGTAATCTCTATTACTACGCTGTTCCGTAGTCATTTGAGCTCCTAAATGAAGCACATAATAAATGTCCCAGAAGATAAATCCGTTCTTCTCGCACAAATTATATGCCCTGTCGTCTTTTTCTCGTATAGCTTTTGCTAACAATTCGTTATCAAAATTGCTCAGGTTTTCATCTGTTCCGTATTTTTTATACACATACAGTGCCAACTCCGTAAAGTTTCTATACGAACGGGTGTTAAACCCGTAGCTCGATGCTATCCAACTGATAAGTTTTTCCATTGCGTTCTCCTTAGTTTATTTCGTTATCAGTTCTTATTTTCCAAATCTCGCATATTCTGCGTAGTATTTGGCGCTCTTCTTGTGAAATATCGGTTCGGCTCAGTTTAACAAGGGCTTTAATCCTCATTTCACTTAATTTTCCGTAGCCGATATTCCAAAGCTCGTTTATTTTCATTATTTGCTCCTTTCCGTAGTGATTTCCGTAGTAGAACCATATATTGCTCTATTGACTTGCCCATCACTCAAAGCACCAACTCCAAAAGCAACCAATAACGCAATCACTATTATAAAATACTCTATTATGTCATATATTTTCATTTTTTTCCTCCCTTTGTTAAAAATACGGGTTATCTCTCGATAACCCATAATTGTTTCAATTCTCTTATTTTACCTTCACGAACCAACTCAATATTCTTATCAAGCCAATTCAACTCTTTATGTTCGGTATTTATACGCCTCATAATTGCGTTTATACCTGCGAAGTATGTTTTTTCACTCCGTTTCAATCTCATAACTTGTGGCATACCAAACTCCGTAGTGTTTTCTCCGTTTCCTTTCTCCTGCTATAAAGCAAAGAGGGAGGCTCACGCCTCCCGTCTCTTATAATGAGAACCCGTTTTGCTCAGCAATTTTCTCAACCGCCAAGCCTCTTTTTCTCAAATCGCTCGGAGTCCATTGTTTTTCAATATATTTATATTGAGGATTTTTACTCTTAAAATACTCAATATATTGAGGAAGAGATACATCACTCGCATAAAATACCTCTTTTTTGTTTATAATAAACAAACATTGTTTATCTCTCACAAACAACACGCTCGCCTCGTCCAGATACTTTTTTATCTCGTCCCTTGTGTATTGAGGGAGACTTGTTTTTTCAACATCACTCGGAGAAATAAACCCCTTGCGAATAACTCCCCTCAGAGTGCTCATCGAGAATGAGCTTTTGTCAATATTGTTTTTTTGTCCTCTTGGCATAATTGCCTCCTGTTTTTTGTGTTATGAAAAAACAACCTCTGTTTTTTCTTATTATAATTATGACAGAAAAAAAGAAAAATTGTAATTGTTTTTTTATAACGCAAAATCGCTTCGTTTTATCATACGGTATTATAATACCAACACGCTAGAAGGCGCGGAAATCTGGGAAAAATCCCGCAAAAAAGTAATTCTTTTTGGAAAAGGGATTTATCTAATTCCTCGTCTATGGGGGGTATAGGGTAGGTGGTTATTAGAAGAACGTCTTGACAAGTTGGGGGATATATGTTAAGATTAGAGTAAGTTTGATTAGTGTTAGCTTAAGGAACGAGGTAATGGTGTAAAGAGCACGGCGTTTGGGCTAAAGGCTGGTTAGGCTTAAGGATGTTTGAAGCTTGCGGATTCCGGGCATTGCGGGGCGTTAGATGGACCAGCGTTCACTGGTAAGCGGATGGCGGAAATATTTAGATAGTGTGGCGCATAAAGGGCTTGAAGGGCTTATATGTGGTTGATTTTTTTTACTTAGGATGGGATAGATGGGGAAATATGCCAGTGTAAAGAAGAATGTTGAAAAGAAGGACAGTCCGTTAAGGATGCCTGATGATTTTATGGTTAACGGTTGGTGTCGTTCTAACAATTACTTATTAAGGAAGGAAGATTTTGAAGATGTTACGGAATACACGAAAGAGAGGTTTCGGAGGTCCAGTACGGTGATGCGTGCTTGGGCGAAGACAGAAACGTACAAGAACGGGATAGCGCGTAGGCTTGTTGAGAATTGGGAAGACAGGGCTGCGAAGGCGAAGCGGACGAGTGACACGACGGAAGTATTGTTGTTAGAAAGGCTTACGAACACTGAAGACGGGATAACGACTGCTGAATTGGTAGCTAATTGTATAAATATGATAGCGAAGGAATTGGCTAAGCGCGGGTGTACGAACGTTGAAGAATTGGAATTGAAAGATTTGGTATTGATAAGCAACACGCTGATAGGGTTAATGAAGACAGCGAGTGCTACGAAGAAGGACCAGAACTGGAAGCCACAGGTTCAAGTAAACAATGTTACGGTGAACAACAGTTCGAAGACAGGTGGTGTTGTTGGTGGATTGAAAGACGTTATAGATTTAAGGAAGTCTGATGGACAATAGGTTTGAACTTGCGAAGGAAATCTTATTAGACTTAAAGAAGTACGTTGTATGGATGCACAAGATAGCGCAGGGGACGGACTACGATATGACGGAAGCGCACATAAAGATGTGTGATGCGTTACAGAAGTTTGCTGAAGGGAAGAATGAAAAGCGAAATTTATTGATAAATTGTCCCCCAGGGACAGGTAAGTCGTTGTTATTACAGTATTTTATTACCTGGTGTTTTGCCCGGAACAAGAATTGTATGTTTTGTTATGTAGCTTATGGGGAAAAGCTTATTAAGAAGTTGTCCAAGGAATCCAGAAATTTGATGATGACGCCCGAATGGGAAGAACTGTTTGGGAAAGAAATGGACCCCGGGGACAAATCTGTATTGAATTATCATTTGATAAGCGGTGGTGTAAGAAGCGGATTGACAGCTGGGACGATTTCAAGTGCGTTGTTGGGTGTTGACGCTGGGATACCTGGGGTTGAAGGTTTCACTGGGGCGTTATTATTGGATGATATAAATTCCCCTGAAGTTACCAGTTCTGTCCACGAACAGATAGAAACGCCGGATATTTACCAAAGGAAATTGGCTACCAGACGAAGAACGCCTGAGGTTCCTACGATATGTATCCAGCAAAGAATTGACAAGAACGACTTTAGTGGCTGGGTTCTTCAGAATGAGGCGGAAGACTGGGAAACTGTAATTATACCTGCTTTGAATGAAGATGGAACAAGTTTTTATCCGAAAAGGTATCCTGTAGAAGATTTATTAAAGAATCAGAAGAAGAACCCGTATATGTTTGCTGCTATGTATCAGCAGTCCCCTATTGAAAATTACGGGGCATATTTTCACGAAGAATGGATAAGAACTTACAGAACGAACCCAGATACGTTTAGCAAGATATTTATAACGACCGACTTCGGTTTTACTGCTGACGGCGGGGACAAGTCCTTATTTTGCTGTTGGGGATTGGCGAAGGACACAAACCTATATTTGCTAAGAAGTCTTCAGGGTCGCTGGGAATCCCCAGATGCGAAGAAATACTGCATAGATTTTTTCAAGCGCTGTAGTGCGGCATATAATCAATGTAGAAGGGTATATGTTGAACAGACTTTATCTGGGATAGGATTTATCCAAGATATGCGTCGTGAATGTCCTACTATGGCGATAGTCCCGTTGAAACGTGGTGCGAAGAAGAACAAGATGAACCGTGCGGAAAGTGCTATGACGTGGATGGAAGCCGGTAGGGTATACTTTAGGGAATCTGACCCAAACTTTGTACCTGCCCGTGCTGAATTTTTGGCCTACAGCCCAAGTGATAAGAACCCTAAGGACGAATGGATTGATAATTGTGGTGACGCCTGTGAAATAGCGTTCAACACGAAACAAAGCAGTATCTTTATATAAGCAACCCCTGCCTAAGCAGGGGGATGTTTTATTAGAAGAATCACCAAGGTACCCCCTGGTTCGAAAGTATAATAAGATAAAACAAAAGGAAAGTCAAGTGGAATTTGTAACTATGTCTGCTAAGCAGTACAGGGAAAGTTTGAACAAGGGGAACAAGTATCACGCGCAGAAGACAGAATTCAACGGTCAAACCTTTGATTCGAAGAAAGAAAGCAGGCGTGCGGCCCAGTTATTGGCTTTACAGAAAGCTGGCTGGATACGGGGCTTAGAAACGCAGAAGAAGTTTGTTTTGATTGAAGGTTTTGAATATCGGGGCGAAAAGATACGGGGTGTAAGTTGGATAGCGGACTTTTATTATTTTAATGGTAAGGAATGGGTCGCTGAAGACGTAAAGTCGCCAATGACGAGGAAAAAGCCGGAATATATCATTAAGAAGAAATTATTTATGTTAAAGTATCCAGATATAGTTTTTAACGAATTTTTATAGAAAAATATATATCTTTTTCTATAATTTTACTTGGCGTGTTTTTTCAAAAAAGCAAAGGTTTCCGCCATTTGGTCGCCAGCGATTTCTATATTTCCATCGTGCTTCATCAAGATAACCTGTAAAAGGTTCATATGGTTCTTTTCGTCAGATATGATTTCGCGGACAATATCTGCACCGTCTTTATCGCCAGCGGCTTCAAGTTCTTCTAATAGGGGAAGATATCCTTCGATGGCTTCTGCTTCATCTGCTATATTCTTTGCACATAATTCTGCTACTTTCATATTCTTGCCTTTCTTTGAACCTTGATTGTTTGGGTTGTAAAAGTTAGTGATTTGACTTTGTTTCTAAGTTCGTCCCAATTTATACTATTTTTGAAAACTTCATATTCTTCTTTTTCCCATTTGAATGTTCTATCTGAAGCAAGAAGTTTATTTAGCTCGCGCAATCCGTTTTCTTGAAGAAGAAACTTTACATACAGTTCTGCATCATCTTTGTCGTCAAAATAATACAGGGTTGTTATGATTGCTAGGGGCGTATTTTCCGTAGCTGCTACTTCGTATTTATTGAAAGCAGCGCCGTTTTTCATAATAACGAAACAAGGTCCACTCACATTCATCATTTACATTATACACAATTCTCTTGCCAAAAGTCAAATAAATATTTACAATATACTCAAAAGGTTGACATTTTATGACAAAGAAAGCAGTAAAAATAGAAAATTCGATGAAACAGCTCGTTGCTGGTATAGTTCCGGACGGGGGTCGCAGTGGTACAGGTTCAATGTCTCCAAACCGTATCAACGATTCCGCGTCCCTTGCTCTTCAAGTTAGGGCTGAATATATCACACTTAACTATCCTTTATTATCACACCTTTACCAACAGTTTGGTGTTATTCAGGCCCTAGTTGAAGTTCCTGTGTTGGATGCGTTCCGTGGTGGATTACACTTTACTGCTTACGAAAAGAAAGTGGTTGTCCCTGACGAAAAGGACAAAAAGCGTCATAGATTCTTCAAATTCTGGAACGCTGAAGAAAACAACAATCAGCAGACACCAAAAGAAGATTTTGAAGAAAAACAGGCTAAGCGTCGTGAACAGTGGGAAAAAGACCAGGTTGCTGCTGACGAAGAAGCAAAGAAGCAGGAAGACAAATACTTTAGACAAGAAATCGACCGCGAAGACATCAGACGTATGGAAATATATTTGCGTCGTGATGAAACCTGGAAAAAGCTTCAACAGGCTTTATATTGGAAAAGATTGTTTGGTGGTGCCGCTATAGTCATCTTGGACGGCAGAAACCCATCAACAGCATTGGACCTTGAAAAAATCAACAAGGACACACCATTAGAGTTTTATGTGACCGACAACTGGGAAATCAGCAACACGGATATCAATAGCACCAGTTTTAATAATATTGACTGGATGGCAGATACCCCGTTTCAGTTGCGTGGTCACGCCATACATAAATCCCGCGTTATAATCTTCAAAGGAAAAGAATTCCCGCCATTATATAGACCGGTTGGTCGTGGTTGGGGAATGTCTATTCTGGAACCGCTGGTAAGAACATTGAACAAGTCTATTAAGAACGAAAACGTTATCTTTGAATTGTTGGATGAAGCAAAGATGGACGTCTTTAGTTTATATGGATTGAATGATGCTATGCAGGACGAAAACGCTACAGACGCTATCACGAAGCGTGTTGCCTATGCAGAAAGCATCAAAAACTATATGAAAGCTATCTTGATGGATTCTGAAGATGAATATCAACAGAAACAGATTCACTTCAGCGGTTTGTCTGATTTGAAGATTGATTCCCGTGTGGACACTGCTTCTGACGCGCGTATTACGATGAACAAGTTATATGGCACTTCGCCTGCTGGATTTAATTCCGGTGAAGCAGACCGTGAAACATATGCCGATACGGTGGAAGCAGAAATTCGTATCCCTTCAGAAGGGGCAATTATTAAAATCCTTGAGGTTGTTGGGCGTAAGGTTCTGGAAAAGACGCTTGATTTCGATATTGAATGGGCGTCTTTGATAAGAACCAGCGCATACGAAGAAGAGAAATTAAAAACATTGAAGTTGGCTAATTTGAACGAAGCAAACATCTGGGGTCGTATTACAAATAAAGAATGGCAAGAAGCTGTTAATAAATACAACTTGCTGGGTGTAGATGTATCCTACAAAGAAACATTCGTTGCCGACCCAATGGCAAAACAAGTATTCAAACCTGGATTTGGAGGTAAGTAATGGGATGCTATTTTGAAAAAGAAAACACGGTTAGTTCTGTACAGCGTGTAGAAGAACACGAGATTCCAAAAGGACAGACATATCGTGCGAAGTTTATTACTGCTGGTCCTGTCGGATATAAAGACGGTGTATACTTTCTGGAACAATCCGCGCTTGACGACTTTGCGTATTCATTAAAAGGTTGCCCGGTTGTTATTGGACATCAAGACATTGAAGACCGCAAAGATATGGAAGAAAAAGCCGTTGGTTATGTGTCCAGCGTAGACCGTTGTGAAGTATCTGGCGATTGGTATGCAGACTTTGTGATATTCGATGAGAAGGCTATGAATAAGATAGCAAATGGTGATGTTCCATTTGTTTCTTGTGCTTATAAAGCAGACTTGTCTGAAGAAAATTTGATGATTAACAACGTCAAATACAAGAAGAGGATTGTTGGCGGTGAGATGCTACATCTTGCATTAGTTAAAAATCCCCGTTATAATGGAACTGAGATATGGAGAAACTCCACTGATGAATATTTCGTTGGTGAAGGAGTATTGTATAACCAAAAGGACAATATAATGTTTGGATTCAAAAAGACGAAAGTCGAATTAGACAAAGATACTTTGGTTAATACTGTTTCGGGTGAAATGACAATCGAAGAATTGGTTAATGCATTAGAAGAAGCCAAAAACACGATTGCGGAACAGGAAGCAAAGATTAAAGATTTGGAAGCCGAAAAAGAAGCTGCGGCAAAACCCGCAGATGAACCCGTGGTAGAAAATCCAGAGGGAACAGAAGCGGCTGCCGAAGCTCAACCAACGGTTGAGGTTAAACCTGTAGAAGAACCGGAAGGAACCGATACAGACCTGAAAGCGGAATTGAGCAACGCGTTGACAGAAGAAGTCAAAGCAAGCGTTGTAAATGTTCCAAACGTAAGAATATAACAAAAAATAGAGGTAAGACAGATGGCTATTACAAAAACTAATTTTTATAGTCAAAGCTTGAACCAATTCAAACCTGAACGCTTACGTGGCGAACTGTTGGATTGGGGCTTAAATGCCTGGGTTTTGGATGTCGTTATCGACGCTTCTGAAACCGGAACCTTGTATGCTGGCGACTTGGTAAAAGTATGCCCAACATCAACAGGCAAATTGAAAGTCGTTGCTGGTGAATCCACTGACAAAGCTGTTGGTTACATCATCTTCAACGCTAAACACGAATCTTTCAAAGCGGGCGACCACTGTTCCATTTTGTTACGCGGTGGCGTAATTGAATGTATCACAGAAGAAGCTATTGCTGCTGGCGACATCGTTGCATATAAAGATGCTGACGGTTCTATCACAAAAACCATCGGTGCTGGTGTACAACGTATGGGTATGGCTATGGCTGCAACTTCTGCTACTGAAGGCGGCGTTCGTATACCTGTTTTAGTATGTTAAGGAGTTCGAAATGGCTGAAAAGAAATACTTAGTAAACGGTGTCGAAAAAGAAGTTACAGAACTGTTTAATGAAGCAGAAGTAGCTACTATCGAACACAACCAAAAATTAGTTAATGACGCAGGTTATGCGGACATTGATATCACATTGTTGACTATTATAGAACGTGAAGTTTCACAACAGAAATTCTACAGAGTCAACCCAGAAGACTTTATTCCTGTGGACCACACACAAGGCGGCTTTGCAGATTATATGACAGTTCTTCGTAACTTCATTACTGCTGAAGGCGATATCGATTCTTGGACACGTGGCGTAGACAACGACAATGCACGTCGTGGTCAAGACGGTGCTAAACTGGAATCTGTTTCTTTGAAAGTTCACAATTTGAACAAAATGATTTCTTATTCTTTGTTTGAATTGCGTCAATCAATGCAAACAGGCCGTTGGAACATCGTTACAGAAAAAGAACGCGCACGTAAAATCGATTACGATATTTCCGTACAACGTGCTTTGTTGTTGGGTGACAACGGACACAAAGGCTTGTTGAATCAATCTGAAGTTACAGTTAATTCAACATTGTTAACAAAGAAAATCAGCTCTATGAGCGCAGCGGAATTCAAAGCGTTCTTGGCAGCTTTGTTACCAACATACTACACTGCAACTGAAATGACAGCTTTGCCAGATACTTTGGCAATCGCACCGTCAGATTACTTAGGCTTGGGTGTAGCTGTGGACGAACAATATCCAGTGTTCACCACAATGAAACAACGTTTGGAAGACGTGTTCAAAGAAATGACTGGCAATGCAAACGCAAAAATCGTTCCATTGGCATACTGCGAACCAAACTTCCACGGCGGTTATTACAAATATGTCTTGTATCGCAAAGACTTCGATACAATCCGTGCATATCAACCGTTCGACTACAACGTTGTTCAAGGTGCTACAGTTGATGGTATGAACTATCAAAACACAGCTTGGGCTCGTTTGTCCGATGTGTTTGTAAACCGTCCAAAAGAAATGTTGTATTTGTCTTTTGAACAATAATAGTCCTAACACGACTACTACCTGGGGCGGGCCTAAAGCCTGCCCCTTGGTCTTTCAAGGAGAACAAGATGTTAATCAGAAACAATCAAGCAAAAGTAATTAAATTTATTTTAGATAATAAAGAATACATTTGGAACCCCAGCGAAGAAAAAGATATTCCTAGCAAGTCAGCTAAAATGATTTTGGCATTACAGCCAGAATTGTCATTGGTTGAAAAAGAAACGGAAATCATACATTCTGAGCCACAAAAAATAGAGGCAAAAAATGTTGTTAAAAATAAAAAATCACGGAAATAGTTTTAGAACAATAACAGGCGGCGTTCTTCCCAAGGATGGTGTAGCGATTATTGAAGCGTGGGAAGCACATATGTGGATTGGTCGTTGTGGTAAAGATATAGAGATTATCGAAGAACCTGTTGTTGAAAAAGTTAAAAAAGAAGAACCAAAAACCAAAAAGAAAAAGAAATGATGGACTTTCCAGTTACTTTAGATGTTTTCAAGTTATATTTCCTTCGTGAAGCGGGATTAGAATATCAGGCGTATCCTAATTGGAACCCTGAACAAACCTACAGCAAGGACGACAAAGTCACTGCGCTGGTTAACTTTAAGGTTGGCGTATATACATCCCTGGTTGATGAAAATACGTCGTCCCCTTCGGATGCTAATAATTGGGAAATAGACGAAGACGAAACAGAGAACCTGGACACTGTTATTTTGGATTCAGATATTGAACGTGCTATGGGCGAAGCTATGTTTAAGTTCAACCCTAGCTTGTTCACACAAGAAAAAGGGAAGATTATATTCTTGTATTTGACTATGTTCTTCCTTGTGTATGACAGACAAATGGCAGCTAGTGGTATGAATGGAAATTCTGCTGCTGGACCAGTTATACACAGAACAGTGGGCAAGATGTCCGTAACTTATATGGAATCGAAGTTGTTTAAGAACTATCCAAGTTACGAATTCTTGGCGTCAAACGACTACGGCAGAAAGGCGTTCAATCTGATGATGCCTTACCTGCGTGGTGGAATTGTGTTACTACACGGTGGAGCTACTGGCGAATAATGATAGTAAGAGATTCCTTTTCTAAGAAACTTACTATGTCTGTTAGTAAGCAGCTTAGCCGGGAACTTATGGAATTCGGGTCGCTTTGTGCTTGTGCTGGGATACAGAATTCACCAAAACAGGCAAAAAAGGCCAGAATAAGCCACTACGGAAGTTTCAGTAGAAGCATCCCACCACGTCGCTACATTCAGGCTGCTACGCACAACTTTAGGGGGACACAGTACGGGGACGAAATAAAACGTATAATCGTCAAAGGGATACACGACAATCCTTCCCCACACACGCAGGTTACTGCTTCGCCAGAAGTTGACCCTAACACTGGGGTTGTAAAACCAAGTTATGTGGTTGAAGGCACAGCTAAACACGGCACGCCTGTATTTGCTGGTAGAAGCGGTGGTCCAGGGCTTCTTGCTAAAATAGCAAAACAGATGGAAGTAAACCAGTACAATGCGATATCGGAACTGAATATAATAGGTAAAAAGAAGAACGCAGATTCTACTATCGCAATTAAAGGTTTTGACCATCCATTGGAATGGACACACGAATTAGAGAATTCTATTAAAAGCTGGGTGGCTAGACAATGAGAGCAGAAGTGCGTATTAGTTGGCGAGAAGAAATAGTGGATGACGAAAGAAACTTTTATGTTAAACTTTCGCCAGACGTACATTATGTTGTAACAGACATAGAAGAAACAAAAAAACAAATTGTCGATAAGTTATTGTCTGACTTAGAAAAGACAGCAAAAAACGTAAAGGTGAAAAAATAATGGGTTCTTTTTTTAGCGATGCTTTAGGTGATTCAATGATAGGTGGTGGCGTAATAACGTTGACTATGCGTAGGGTCTTTTTTGAAGACGGGTTCCAGACGCACGAAAGCACACCTATAAAGTTTTTGGCTAGAAAAAGCTGCCAGCCATTATCTCCTGACGAAGCGCAGTTGCAGGGCTTTGGCGACTATGGCACAAACGAATTTATGACAATTTATTCCCTGAAAAAGATACCGATGCCCAGCAAAACTGGTGACGCGGTAGTTGTAAGATTTAACAAGAAAGATTGGTATGTTAGAAAGGTCCAGCCGTGGGTTTGGGACGAAGGCACCCCTATGGAATTGGGCTATTATGAAGTAACATTATCAAGATTCAACGAAGATGAGGTAAACCCAAATTGACAAGCTATGTAGATATTGAAAAGTATTTATCCAAAATGTTCGTTGCGTTGCTGGGCGACCAGGCTGTTTTTCTTGGTTTTTCTGGGAACGAAAACGAAAGGGTCTTGGTAGAAAGACAGAATGGGGCGCCGCTTCCGGACGCTTCTACCATATTGACTTTTAGAATAGATGATTACGATACGTGGCGTTCACAGCGTTATGGCCGTGCAACTGTCACATATGATAAGGATGGACGCGAGGTCCTGTCTGAATTAAGAACATTCAAGTGCGTTGTGAATATTATGTCTAAAAAGCTCGGTTGTTCTTTTGATTCTGCTCGGTTCGTTCTTGCTAATTTACAGAATAACAGGTATAATAATTTTGTAAATAACAATGGCAGGCTGTTAGGAATAGAGCAGATAGGGGTTATGAAAAACCTGTCTGACCTAGAAAATGGCACCTGGACAGAAAGGGTTGGCTTTGAAATTCAAATGAATATCAAGGAAACCTTGGTTATAGATGACAACACTATATTCGTTAAAACACCGACAGATTTAAGTGATTTACCGAGTAGCGTTGACTTTGAAACTAATATAAAGAAATAGGAGTATTAAATGGCTACTAACGTAATTAACATTCGCGAATTTGTTGATGTTTCCACTTCTGTGGCGGCATCTGGTACGAATGTTGCTCGCGATTGGACTGCTGTTTTGTTTGTTCAAAAAGGAACAGACGCTCAAGCAACAGTTGTCGCAAAATATGACGACTTGGCTGCGGTTATCGAAGGTGCTGGCTCTAATTCTGAAGCCGCTAAGTTTGCTACAGCTTTTTATGGTACAGGCTACAATGGCTTGTTCCCTGTTGGTCCAATGTATGTTGCGACCATCGGTTGTGGTTCAGACGAATTTTCTGATAACTTTGCTGCTTTGTTGGCAAGTGAAGAATATTATATGATTGCTTTGGACACAAAAATTACAGACGCACAAAAGAAATCGGCGGCTGCTTTGGTTCAGGCTGGTAACGTAACAGCGTCGCACAAGTTGTTCTTGGACGATTCCAGCGCAAATGCGTTTGATTTGTCTTTGGAAGACGATTTGGCGTTGGCCGCATCTTGTTCCGTTTCTGCATACTGCAAAAATGGAAATTATACACACGTAGTTGTAGCGGCAGTCAATCCAAACAACACAAATAAATATTATTCTGCTTCAATGATGGCTTTCTTTGCTACACGCAAATTTGAAAACTCATCTCGCAGAATGTGCAGCATTTGTCATAAACCTGCTTCTGGTGTTCAACCAGTTGATACATTGGATGCTTCGTTGTCTGCAAGCGTATCACCAACACAAAAGTTCAAAAACTTGGATGAAAAGAACGCCAACGCATATATCAACGTTAAGTTGGTTGGCCTTCCTGCTTGGGAACGCGGCAACTTGCCATCTGGTGACGATGTAAGTGAATTTATATCTGCCGATTACTTGACATATGTCTTGTCAGTATCTGTGTTCAGATTGTTGCAAACAACACCACGTGTCCCAATGAATAGCGAAGGGGCTTCAATGTTGGGTAACGTGATTACACAAGCGTTCTTGGCCTTGAATTCTGCCGGTGTTATCAGTGGTGGCGTTGCTGAAGACGGCGATGTCTTCCCAGAATCTGGTTATAAATACAGTATTCCAATTCCAACAGGCGTAAAGAAAGCTAACGGGTTGTGGGACGGAATTGTCTGTTCTGCCTTGTTGACTGGTTCTACTAAGAAAGTTGTTATTGGTAACGAATTGAAGAAATAAGGAGTACTAATATGACACAATTTGATGGTGCTTTTAATGATATTGGTTTGGTTGATTTGACCATTCAAACACCAATGGGCAACTTAACAGCTAAAAACTTGGGACCAAACGATGTTGCTATCTTGGCTAGACCAGGAAACGACGGTGACGTTATGAACATCTTTGAAGGTTCTACAGGTCAGCTGTTGGCAAACAAATCATACAAAATTAAAAACTGGTCGCTGACAGTTCGCTTCTTGCGTCATTCATTGGATTACTGCAAAGGCACATACTTGATTCAAGAAATTTTGAACGGTCACATCACAACAGTTGGTATTAAGTTCACAAACAAGAACTTTGGTAACGGCGAAGACGATACAAGCAAAAACGAAACCTTGGTTGCCCCACAGGCTTTCTTGGTTAACTTTGCTGGTCTGGAAGCTGGTGCCGGTGCGTCTGGTGACTTTGAAATGACATTCAAATGTTCTAACGCAGAATATAGTTCTGGTGTGTACAGTGCTTGGGGTTCTAACTATGCTACAAATGATATTCCAGACAACAAGACTGATGTAACATTTGCTGGCAAGACAGACAAATACAACGGTGCTGTATATAACGACTAAGAAAAGGGTTAAATATGGATAAAGAACAAGATTTGGTAAGAAACTACACGGATATTATAAACAAACAGATTGAGGCTGCACAAGAAACGGGCGACATTCCAGAAGTGTTTGCATATTCACACGGTGGAAAGAAATGGGTATTAACACTCCCACACTCTGTGATGGCACAGAAACGCTTATTGAACGCAAGGGCCAAACATATGGCAGAACCAGATGAGTTTGCCCACGAAGAAGCTTTCTTGCGTATGATAGCACAAAACGCAAAAGTGGATGGTCGCGATGTCGTTCTGGACCAGTTGTCTTTGGGTGAAATAGAGGTATTGAAGTTGGCGTATACAGATGGGTTGCTTGCCCCTTTATTCCTAGGGGGCGACAGGGAAGTTCGTCAGTATATGGAAGCAACAGTCAGCCATCTAGGCAAGTAAAGCCGTCCCCTGAAGATTTAGATTGGTTCTTTTTGAATCCCGTTATGGAAGGATATATATCCTATGCAGACTTAAAAAACGGGAGTCTAAATCTGTATGACTTGTATGTTCTTAATTGTGCAATACAGGAAAAACAAAAGAGCATACAAGAAGAAGAAAGAAAGATAAAGCGACAAATGGCAATAAAAAAGGCTAAGTAATGGCAGCAGAAGAAGACATCACACTTGGTATAGGCTTAGACCTGTCAAAGGCGTCTGAAAGCATAAGAAGTTTTGCTAACGAAGTAAATAATGTTTTTTCAGGCGTGGCAGGGAAATTAACTTCTGCATTAACCCCAAAAGGAAAAGACGGGATATCTGGCTTGCGTGCCGGCGACGCGTTGGGCGTTGTTGGGCTGGGTGCTGCATTACAAAGCCAGCTAAACAATTTGTGGGAAAAGACCCCTTCTAGGACGGCGAACGCATATTTGTCAGTCGCTAAAGCGCAAGGGAAAAACCCCAAAGCTTATGCTGAAAATCTTGTACGTGCTATTCAAAGACTAGAAAGATTTGACGATATACCGACCAAGACAGAAGACTTGGCTAAAGCTATGGTTGGACATAAACTGGACCCCAAAACAGGACTGGGGCGTTACGGTGTTGTTCAACACGAACTTAGAAACTTTGCCGGGCTTTTGTATGCCTTAAACGCTATGTATCCTGGCTTAGTTCCGCGGTCTGCTCTTGAAGACGCAGAACAACAGTTAAACTTTAATAGACGTGTTGGTCAAGATTATCGCCACTGGCGGACCTACGTATTAAATGATGAAGAAAGAAAATCCAGTCTGCAGAAGACGCTGAACCAAAACCGCTTGTTCCGCGCACTTGCTAATACTGGTTTATTGGGGCTTGCTGTCGAAGACCCAGACGATAGTTTTATTCCAAAAGCAGAAACCAATGACCAGATAACGGCGTGGGCGTCACAAGTATTAAATATCAAAAGAAAGGTTGCGCGTCTAGGTTCTGGCGAATTATCTAGGGCAGAACAGAGAGTTGAATTAAAAGAATTAACCAGCAGTTTGACCAACCTGACTAGAATAGGGAAGAAACTTGGTGGTCAGGTAGAATACGCGTCAAAGCAAATCAAACACAATACAGAAGTGTTTGCGGAAGAACTTCGCGGGAACAGAGGTGACAGTGCTGGGCGTGCTGCGTTTGCACTGGTTGGTGGTAAATTAGCCAAAGATATCTTTGCTGCTGCTGGTGGTATGTTAGAAAGCTACTGGGGTGAATCTATTACAAGAAACGCGTACGCGTCAAGACAGGCCTACTTAAGTCGTTTTACGGAAGGAGGCAGGGTCGCAGGTGGTGTTGCCGGTGGTGTACTGGGCGCAATCCTTGGTTCCTTTATTCCAGGCGTTGGACCAGTAGTAGGTGCGTCTGTGGGTGGCACGGTTTTAGGCGAACTTGGTTCCTGGTATGGAAAATACGGCGAAACTATGTTCAAGTCAGACGTGGTCAGTTCCGATAGTATGATGAACCGTATCAAGAACAAAGCAATGTTCGGAAATGAATACAGTACTTATTTTGCCAAAGCAATAACAGATTCAGGAATAGCAAACGGTGAAGCGGCTATGGGCGGCTTAGCTGACAAAGCTATGTCGTTGCGCGCGCGTATGATGCTTGGACAGGTTGGCGAACAAGAAATGCTTTATTTAAGTATGATGCCAAACTATTACGCCGCCTTGATGGCTGGCGTAACAGGTCCAGAACTGATGCGTATCTATCAACAAGATTTAGCTGCGATTGGTGACCCATCTATGAAATATTTGGTCGGGCAGGCGATAGGCAACACAGAAGCCTTTGCTACAGCTAATTCACCATACTTTAGTTCGCTATACGGAAGAAGTGTGAACAGAGCATATGCAAGTGAAGCAGCCGTCGGAACATTAGCGGGCGGTTATGTTGCCGGACGATTGACTGGTATGGAACAGACTATGGATAAAGACGTTGCTGCAATATTCGAGTCTGCTAGAAGGGGCAACGAATTGATTTATCAGGGTGGCCAGACGAGCGAAGCTTATCAGGCTTTCCAAGATATGATGAATAAGTTCACAAACAAACCAAACAATATCACTGTCGTTGTTAACATAGGCGAAGACGAAATAAAGCGTGCAAGCACAAGCGACGCAGTCTATATGGACGACTTACAATTATATACGGTTGGAGGATAGTATGTTATCACCATTAAAAAAGCCACAAGCGTTAAACGGCGGAATGTTAGCTTCTGGAAAGCTTACCAATACATTGTATGGCAGCACAGATGCGTTAGACAAAAGGAACCCTTCTGCTTTTGCTAACATAGTATCGGGCATAGATACAGCTAAGGACGTGGCTGAAACGATTGCTAACGCTGCGGGAATTCGTTCCCCGTACTTTATTATTGGTGAGATACCAAACGACCCGTCACCGCAATACATTTGGTCTAGTTATGACAAGGCAGCGCTTGGTGTTATTCGTGCCGTATCAAATTCTGTACGCAACTGGGGGCTAAAACAAGAAGGCGTTATCATAGACTGCCTGGGTGAAATTACAGCAAATATGTCTGTAGAATTCACAACAAAACCATTGGTATATCTTTCAAACAGTGTTATAGATTCCAGAATTAGAAAGCCGGTAACCGTAAAAGCAACTGTTGCTGTATCAAATTATTTGGCTGATGATGCTTTCGGTATGGCAATGAACCAGGCTGCTGCTTGGGACCCAACCGGTGCCTTAGAGTTTACTATGAATTATTTGCTGTATGACGGCAACACTAGGGCGCAGTATGCGTTGTATAAATTGCGCTGGCTGATGGAAAACGGCGAGCCATTTACTGTTTATACACCACACGGGTACTATGAAAATATGTTAATTACTTCGTTGGTTCCAAGAACGGACGACAAAAACCTTGATATGCTTTTATGTGATATTACATACCAAGAAGCAATTATGGCGGCACCGTATTCTACTGACGACAAATTGGCAGCCAGAACAGCAACTAGATATTCTGTTGACCCGAGTAAAACAGAAAGCGTAAGTCACTGGTTAAAATTGAGGTAAGGATATGGCAAGACAAGCATATATTTTGGATGTCGCTTCGGACGAACAAACTGTTACATTGTTGGACGGATGGACAGCTAATTTATTTTTTGACCGTTGTTACAAAAGATGGTATTATAATTTATATAATATGGGCGAACTGGTGGCTGCTGGTATAGCTTTAACACCAAATTCTGCCCCGTTATTAGGGTATACCAAAGCAAGTCTGGCGTTGGTGGACGATGGTGACAAGAAAGAAGAATACGAACCATTCTTGGAATTGGGACAAAGATTGTTGCTTGTGGAGATAGATGAATGAACATTCGGGGTAACGAATATCTTTTTGGTAGATGTTTAAGGGTTGCCTTTACCGGGATTCACGATGTCGTAGATTCTCAAGGAAAAGCAATAACTGAATTCTATGTAACACACGCACCTGAAGTAAACAGGGACAATTATGTTGCTATGGATGTAACAGTTGTAGACAGACCAAACGCTAGGGCACAGAATAATCCGGGCTTCCAGGGAACGATAACAATATACAACCCATCACGCACACTAATGAATGTTATAAATAGCGGGGCTACTTGGGTAACCGACTACACTAATGAAAGTGATGAGCCACTAGAAAGAGCAAACGCAATCAAAGTCTTTCAGGCTAGTCGCTTAACCTGTACCGTGTCTGCCGGGTATGTAAATAAAGACGGCGTGCCGGATTGGCACGTTATATTAAAGGGTTATGTAAATGGTTCGTCTTTAGCCAGAAAAGGTGTTGAAGAAGTCTTGACTTTTGGTGTGATGGACATAGACCTTATAAGGTCCCCACAGGTTGTTGAAAAACAGCTGACTAAACTCTACGGAACACAATACGAAATCCAGCGCATACTGGAATCACAAAACACAAACACTTTTGAACATACGTGGTATGAAACGCTTTTGAAATATATTAAGAACTGGGAAACCGACCGTATATCAGACCCACAATCCCCTGTAGACCAAAAGCGCAGCATAGAATATGTCCTTTCAACACAGGCACAGAAAACAATGTACCCGGGTCGCACAGACTTTAGTAAAATGTCTGAGGAAGAAAGACCTTTTGTCCCAATTAGTGAGTTTGATAAAAAAAAGAACGACTGGTTTGAGGTTAAGTTTGTTTCTTCGTTAAAAGATTATTTGTCTGCTGTAAGAAGTGCGGGGCGCGATTATGCGGATACTTTTGGTGGGCGTGGTGGTGTAGAAAGCGTTCAGTTAGAAGAAGACTTAAAAAAACAAGTTATGCCACAAAAAGGCGCGGTTTATGGAAACAATCTGGCGCAGATGTTAGATGGACTGTGTGCGCGCGCACTGTATAGAGTTGGCTGGTATTGCGATAAAACCAATAGAAAAAGAAACACATATATCATTTATCCGCTTGGTTCAGAACCACTGTGGGTTGATGGCAAAAAAGCCGCTATTCAAATATGGAACTATCAGAACCTGTTGGAATCCCCGTCGGTAAGCGGGTCTGGGATAATGAGCGTTAAAATGACATTTAACCCCAGCTGTGAATGTGGTGTTACGCTTGCGCTAATGTTAGACAGAAGTCTGGTGTCACCAGATGGTGCAACCAGGGATTTGCGTAATGTAGAATCTGGGGATTATGGAAGTATGGGGACGTCCGCAAGTCTTGCTACGTTTGGCACAGTCCAGATGGGTCGTTCAAACGCAGTAGCCGCAGCAAAACAAGAACAAGACAAAAAGACCCGCGGTTATATGTTCAACATAGGGTTTCCTATAATAGAAGTTAAACACGAATTGAGTACGTATGGAAAAAATTGGACGACAACAGTAAAAACAGTTCCTATGACAGCCGGACTTACATACCAGCAGACAAAAACTATAAAAGGGGAAGAATAATGTTTGGGATGCCAGAATCAACATTGAAGTCTATGTACTTAATAAAGACACACTACATTGTCAAGGTGATTGAGTTTCACCCGGAAGACCAAACCGTTGATGTAATTCAGGATGTGTGTGAGTTTTGCAACACGGACAGCGGCAGTATTACAATTCAAAATGAATTAGGGTATAATGTTACCGTAGCACCAAAAAAACCAAGTGTGCTGGTTGGGATACCTGTTAAACAATTAAGATGGGGGCAGTTTGAGATTCAAGCGTGTCCGCAGCCGGGCGACACTGGCTATCTGGAAATCTTTACAAACGATATTACAGGTTGGATACAAGGTGGTGGGTTAAACGTTCCTATTTCTGACAGACACTTTGCTATGGACAGTTGTATATTTGTTCCTTTCGTTCCAAACGCAAAGAACGCAGTTGATGATTATGTGACTGACGGAACTTCGCTCGTTATAAAGTCGACCAATGCAAAAGTTAAAATAACAGATAAACAAGAAGAAGGGGAAGACCCAGTTGTTGATATAGAAACAACGTCCAAGACCGTTCACATTAACGCAGAAAACGGGGTCAGCGTTGCAGGAAATGTGGATGTGACGGGTGACCTTACTGTAAGCGGAACAATCACTGCTGACGGTGATATAAAATCAACAAACGGGGATGTAATTGCTGGAACGGTCAGCTTAAAGAATCACGTGCATCCGTTTACATATGCAGCTGGCCCTGCAACAGGAACAGAAGGCGTTACAACAGCGCCAACGCCCTAGGAGGATAATATGTTAGTATGGAATATGGACAAAAACAATGATTTGATGTTAACTTCTACTGGACAGATAGCAATGGCCAACAAGTTGGACGCGTTGCGTGTTGCGCTGGATTCCGCACTACAGGTGTTCAAGGGAGAACTGGACGATACGACAAAAGGTGTCGATTATTTTGGTATTATTTTATCCGACACCCCTTTAAGCATCAAGGTCCAAGAATTATCAAGAATAATCAAACAGAATTCAGAGGTTCAAGAAGTGTTATTCAAACGCGCAGAAGTTAATAAGAAGGACAGTAAGATAACGTTTTATTTTGATATTACGAGCGTGTATGGGACTTTTTCTTATGACAATTCGTTTGAAATTATTCAATAAAGCAGTTATACTTAGAGCAAGAGGTAAAATATGGGACAGTGGACAAGTCAAGGATTCGTGGCAAACGAATTGTCTTATTATAAGAGTATGATACAGAACGTCTTTATTGAGGCGTTTGGTGATAATTTTGACCTAAGTGACAACCTTCCCCAAGGTGTGTTGATTCAGCGTTTGGCTGAATTGTTTTATGGTATGGATATGGACGGCGTACAAGCGTTTTCACATCTGAACCTTAATACTATGGAAGGACGCTTTTTAGATATTGTTGGTGCATTGCGTGGAATACCAAGAATACTGGGAACGCCACAAACAGGCGTAGTAACTATTACTTGTAACCCAGATAACTTTGTTGCGTTTACAATTCCTGCCGGGACAGTATTAACTGTGTTAGAAACAAATGATAAATTTGTGGCGTCAAGAAACACAACATTTACGGCTTCTTCTGGCACACTGGAAATAGATTATTCTGAAAACGGAGATTCTTCTGCCATCATTGGAAACACAATGTCTGTTGATGGATTTGCACAAATACAGAATATAGAAATTGTTTCCCTGTTCAGCGGGGCAGAAAATGAAAGTGATATTGCTTATCGTGCAAGAATCCAAAACGAATATCCTGCTGCCGTGGGCACGATAGAATATGTTAACAATGCTTTGCGCGCACTGGATATGGTTCGTTCCGTTGGTTGTTTATACAACGACACATCTTCGACTGTTGACACAATCCCTGCTTACTGTACAGAATGGATGGTTGTCCCTAAAAGCACTGTTGATGCAGAATCATTACCTGTATTCAAGAACAAAGTTGCTGAAGCCATACTTGATAATAAAGTTCCTGGTTCCCCAACACACGGAAACACAACAGTAACCGTGGCAGATGTTTTTGGCACACAGAAGACGGTTAATTTCACAATAGCAACAGAAGTTCCTATTGAAATTGAAGTCACCGTATCGACACCAGAATCTACCGGAATATTTAATTTGACAAACGTTCCAACAATCAAAGAAACTATTGTTGCGTACGTGAATGGTCTTGAAATAGGCAAAGACGTATCGTTCTCGCGCTGTATGGCACCATTGACTGCAGACACAGGGTTCGATGTTATAAGCTTCAAGATGAAGGCAAAAGAAAGTGATACGTGGACAACAAACGGAAACTTGACAATCAATCCTAGAGAATATGCTACGTTGGACGTAGATGATATATCAGTGAGTGTATAATGATAAGAAACTATGACTTTCCTTGGTACTTACAGAACACAAGCTCGTTTTTGGCTTTGTACGACGGCTTCTTTAACGTTGCCGCTACTGCGTCGCCACTAGACTTAGAAAAAGCATTTAATATTGATGAAATGTCCGGACAGATGCTGTATTACCTTGGTGTTTACTGGGGGTTGTCTGGTTCTTTAGTTATTTGGGACGGATTGATTTACGATGTTGACAAGTGGACATCGTTGAAAGTTTGGACTGGAACAGGAGAAAAAGAACTTAGCAGAGAGATGTATGCTAACATCATAAAGGCTAAGGCATACGCCTATGGCAATCCTTATTCTTTGAACACAATCAAAGAAGTGTTTGCCAGGGTCTTTGCTAATGAAACTTACAGCTTAACTGTAGCAGAAAGCGATATGGAAATAACGCTTACCCTGTCTGCAGCACAAAACGTGTTGGAAAGTTTTATAGAGGCGCGCGCTTACGATTTGTCCTTTATTGGAAAGCCCGCAGGAATAAAAGTTAATTGGGTATATAGTTACACAAATTAGGAGTAGGATATGATAAATAAAACCAGTATATTTGCGTCTTCGGGGTCCACTAGCGGAAGTTCTGCCTCTGGTTACACCACTGGTATGATTCCTGGCACGGTTGCGAAAGCTGAAGATGTTAATTTATATATGAATATAAGCGACAATCAGCTGTATTCTGTATGCAAAGAAGTGGCAAATCTTTTAGTAAATTCAGGTATCGCGTTGGATGCCACAAGCACATCACAGTTGTATGCTTGGTTCAGAACAAAAATTAAGGGATTCTCTGGACTGACAGGTGTTGACCAAGAATCTTACACATCAGCGCCAACACAGACCGGAAATTCAATATCGTTCCCTGCTATGAAAATTGTGTACAATACATCCGTGTATTATGGTCGTACTGAATCAACACATCAAGAAACCACATTAAGTGCCACAACCATTTCTGCTACAAACGGCTGGGGTGACGGTGTTCATTTTATTTACGCTTCAACCACAACAGGAAGCACAACAAGTACGATATCACATAGCCAAGACCCAATAAGTGCAGCAGACGGCGCAACAAAATGTATGCTTGGTAGTGTATTTGTTATTAGCGGTGCGTTTCAGGCTGCTTCGTGGAAGTTTCAACCTTGGTTGCAGGTCACCTCTGTTGACAGACGTGAAAGCCCTACAGCTTATACAAAGGGCGGTTTTGTAAGTCCAGCCTCCGCAACTACATTGAATATGGGTGCGCTGGAAATAATGGACGAAGGTATTAACTTTGGAACCAATACTGCTGCACCAAACATTGTTACAATCGCGGCAGCGAGTCCTTTTACATATAAATTCTTGTATCCGGGATACAACCCAAGCGCTTCTGCTTTGACAACATTGGATACAACACACATCTATAATATGTCCGCAGGCACGTGGGACGATATATCTTCGTTGGCCAGCGCATCCAACCCATCATACATTGTTATGGTTCCTTGTGTAGTTCCTACGGGCCAAACATTGATGATACCAGCTATGTCTTACAAGAATGGCAGCACATATACACAAGTGTTTAGTTCTATAGATGACGCTGTCAATGCTATCTACGGGTTGCAATATTCTTTGGGCAATGTTGCTAAGCGTGCTATTTACTTAGGACAATCTATTATTGTTAAGGTTGGTGCAACAGACTTACAAGACACAACACAATACTTGTCTGTTGGTATGGTTCCGCAGGCGTTAGCAGGATTCACAAGTGCTTCTGGTCAAGCTGGTGGCGGTGTAACAACGTATCGCCCAATGCCGTCTATTGTTTGGACAGGATATAATTCATTTGTTGCTCAGAACAATGCAGCGAACTTGGTTGTGGGTGCCGATACTAATATCACAGTCACGTTGCCAACACCTGTATCTAACATTGTTAATCAGTTGGAAGTCCAGTTTGTTAAAGGCGGAACAGGCGACATTGTCTGGAATTCAAGCATTACTTGGTGGACAGGCGTTGCCCCAACGTTCTCTGCAAACAAGACATACAATATTATCTTTGAATATATCAACGGTAAATGGTTTGGTGGAGTTTTAGGCGAAGGAGTCTAATATGCTTTTATCGAAGAAACTGCTGACGTTTCAGAATTTTTATCCGAAGTTATATACGAACGCCGGGAATGAAATCTCTATTCTTTTAACCGCAGGGAAATACGACGTTATTATGCGTGGTGCTGGTGGTGCTGGTGGTGATAGTGGCGAAAATGGGTTTGATTCTGCTGGCGTTGGTGGCTGTGGCGCATCTGGGGAATTGGCTGTGTTTAACATAGACATAACCGAAGCAACATATGTCCGTGCGTATATTGGGAAAGCCGGGCTTACCTATGCTGAAGGTGGCAATGGTGGTGCAGGCGGTCCAAGCAATCAAAGGGTTGGTGGCAACGGAGGCGGTGCTGGTGACCCGACAATTTTGTGGATTCCGAACGCGTCAACATACGACACTTATTTTGCTGCAGGCGGCGCTGGTGGCGGCGGAGGCGGTGCTTGTGGCGGCGGTCCAGGCCGTAGAGCAAACGGCGGAGGCGGTGGTGCTGGAGGTGGCACATCGCATTATGCTGGTGGCACATCAATAACGTCTGAAATAGCCGCTAATATTATTTATACCCAAGGACAAATAGGCGGCCAAGGAGCCCCTCATTATGAATACGGAAGGGACGGAGTGAACGGGATAGACCTTGGCGACCCAGATATTAAAGCTGGAAACGGCGGTGGTGGAAATACAACACATTCTGGAACCGGTGGAATTGGCGGAACAGGTGCAGGTGCTTCTGGTGGTGGCGGAAATTCTGGTGATAGAGATGGACACACACACGATTATGCCTGTGGTGGTGGCGGTGGCGGCGGTAACGGTGGCGTCACTTATACAAACGACGGTCCTGTTGTGGGCTATGGCGGAACTGGCGGTGCTTCCGGTGGTGATGCGGCCACAGACGGTTACAATCCGAACACTACACCAGACGATACAACGACGGACAACGCTACATATAATGTTATAGGGAACTATGGTGTTGGTGGTGCCACAGGGACATCGGGCGTCGGTGGGTTTATTTTGATTCGCAAACACATTGACTAAACATATAAACGCAGTTAAAATATATATAGAAAAAATGGAGTTATCTAATGGGCAAAGATTCAAAATTTACACGTGATGACGATAATAATGTAGCAGTAAGAGTTGTAAGTGCTACAGCGTCTTCAACAGAAACCGATAAAGAATCTATGTTTTGTAGAGATGAAGAAGGTTTTGTTGCGGTTAGAGTTGTAGCTGGAACAGAAGAGGCTGGAACAACAAATTCTGAATCTATGTTCTGCAAAGATACAAACGGCAATGTTTCTATTCGTGTTGTTGGTGCTGGTGGTGGCGACGAACCTGTGATTGAAGAACTGGATGTTACTCCAACCACATCGGAACAGATTATTGTTGCACCAGAAGGTATTGATGGTTATAGCCCAGTAAACGTAGGTGGCGTAACGTCTGACATCGATTCTAATATCGTTGCTGGCAATATTAAGTCTGGGGTTTCTATCTTGGGTGTATCCGGAAGCGTTACTGAATTAAACGGCGCCACAACTACAATTAACCCGTCAACCAGTTCACAGACTGTCACACCTACGTCGCCAAACAATGGTTTTACAAGCGTGACGGTTCCTGCGGTCACATCTTCTATTGACGCAAACATTGCGGCTGGCAACATTAAGAAAGATGTGACAATCTTGGGCGTGACTGGAAGTTACGAAGGCTCTGTTCCGTCTGGCACAAAAACAATCACTACCAATGGGACACACGATGTTGCTGGATATGCTTCTGCTGATGTTCAGGTTCCGACAACTGCACCGACATATTATATTGAAAAAAGTGTAGATGCCAATGGAAGGTTAGTTAATCTAACATCTAATTTTATTAACCTGTCTGGAGTCACCGAACTTTCAACTACAGCACTACACCAGGCATATATGGAAGACACAATGCTTACTGGAACAATAGATATGTCAAGTATCAAAACTGTGTCTGGGAAGAATGCTTGTTCTGCTATGCTTTATAATTGTAGAAATATAACAAAACTAGATTTGTCAGGATTAGAAACAATTTCTGGGGAAAGTGCGTTTAGTCAAACGTGTCAAAATGACTCATCATTGGTAGAAGTAGATATGTCAAATCTAAAAAGTGCATTAGCAACTGGCTCTTTGTATGAAACATTTAGAAGTTGCACCGCACTTCAAACACTGACATTTCCAGCTCTAGAAACATTAAACTCTGGTAGCGTTTATAGTCCACAGTATGTTTTCCCAGGATTAGTAAAAGGATGTACAAATCTTATTTCGTTATCTTTTCCAAAACTGTCTTTTATTAGAGGCACTCTTGGACAGTCCTATTCTCGCGTGACAGAAGACTGTTCGAAACTAGAATCTTTGTCTTTTGGTGGATTAAAAGCAGATACTTTTTCAACATATAAGGACCAGTTCCAACATTTATTTAGTAATACTACTGGTTCTGCCGCACCAAATGGATGTACACTTCATTTGCCAGAAAACTTTGACCCAGACAATCCAGATAAGACGTTTGATATAACAACATTAACAGGTTATCCCACATTTGGCGGAAGTGCGAGTTATATACATTTGGCATATGATTTGCCAGCAACAGAATAAGGAGTAAACTATGAAAAAAGAAACATTACAAAAGATAATTGACACATTAAATGTATTGGTTATCCCAGTATCAACAGTAATCGCTATATGGTCATCGTTTGATGTATCTGTATACGTGGCAGGAGGCGTTGCAGCTATCAATGGTGTATTAGAATACTTGAAGCTGTTTTGTAAAAAGTAATATGTGCAAAGGAATGCTGTGCCCAGAACCAAAAGAAAAGAAACATTGGCTTGACGGTTGCTTTAAGTTTTATCGCTGGCCATTTGAAAATTTAATAGAGAAGTTAAAACAAAAGAACAAAGGATAAACAATGTTGAAAATAATAACTGGCGATACGATTGGTTTTACTTTTTCAATAGTGTTTGCTGGTGCCGTAGCTACTACACCGGCGCCTGACCTTTCTGCTTGCACAGTAAAGTTTATGGTTAAAAAATCATTGAGCGACGCAGATTCAAAAGCTGCTTTCGTTCAAGAAATAGTTAATCCTGAATCTAATATTGTTTATTTCACAATGTCACCAGAAGATTCTGGAAAATTAAAACCAGGCGGATACAAGGCTGCCTGTAAATTGTTTTATGACAATGGCACAGAATTAACTATATGGCAATCAGACTTAATCGTCACCCAGGGAGTATTCAATGGCTAATATAGATATCGTAGCTACATTAGAAAAGGTTCCTGAACAAGGAATACAGGCGCAGCTGGATACCATCTACCTGTACAACCCTGATGAAGCAAACAGACTGATTGAACAGTTAAACGAAGACATAGAAGAAATTGAACGCGTATATAATTCACTTGGTGCGCTGGCTTTTAAGGACCAGATAACTAATGCTGATATAGCAGACGATGCCAATATCTCTCGTTCAAAATTAGCTTCTGACGTAACAGATTCTTTGGACCTTGCTGACACGGCTGTTCAGACAATCGCAAGCTCTGGGACAACTATTGAAGTTTCCAGGGAAGGGAACGCTGTTGTTATAACCGATAAAACATTCATCTTTGAAATGTCGGAAGCAGCACAAGTCTGGGAAGTTGAACACAACCTTGATAGATTCCCAACTGTCGTAGTTGTTGATAGTGCTGGGACAACAGTTGATTTTTCTTGTACCTACGTGGACTCGAACAACTGTGAATTAAGATTTAACGCAGCCTTTAAGGGAAAGGCATATTTGAACTGATGGCCACCAACTAAAAGGAGTTAAGATGGCAAAGAAAAATATATTGGTCGACTTAGACCTGAATAAGAATGAGGTGCAGAACGCTGTCATTCAGAATTTAGCTGCCGCCCCTGGGACCCCAAAGGCTGGCCAGATATGGTATAATACTACCGACAATTTAATTTATTTTCACAACGGGACGAGTTCTATTCCTGTTGGATATTTACCACCAGCAACAGCTTCTACATTGGGCGGCGTTAAAATTGGAACCAATGTTAATGTAGCTTCTGATGGAACGATATCCGTTAATACAGCAACAAACGCTGTAAGTGGTGTTATTCGTATTGCTACAGACACTGAATCAGCCGGGACGAGCGAAACAGTTGCTATTAACCCAAAACAGTTGAATAATGCGATTGCTACAGCGCAGATTGGTGCTTTAATTTATAAAGGAACCTGGGATATTACAAATGCCACAGACTTCAGCGGTATTACATTGCCTGTTAAACAAGGTTGGATGTACGCTGTTGTTGGTACAGGCCCAAAAACTATTGGTGGCATTGAATGGAACGTCGGCGACTATATCGTTATGGACGCGGATGTTGCAGCCGGTGGAACTATTACACAGGTTCATAAGATTGATAATACCGAAGCTTCCGATATTGTTCGTTTAGATGTTGCACAAACATTAACAAACAAGACAATCGACGCTGATGATAACACCATTTCAGACTTAACAACATCTAACTTTAAGTCTGGCACAATCGTAACATCTGTTGGTGCTACAGGCTCTGATTCTTCAATCCCAACAGAAAAAGCTGTTCGTGATGCTATCAAGGCTTTGAAATTCACAGCAACAAATCCATCGTTGTCTGTGTCCAGTGGCGTATGTACTTGGACAGTATCAAACACAATCGGGTCTGCTGATGTGATTGCTAGCGTGCGCGAAGTATCAACTGGCAACGAAGTCTTCTGTGATATAACATATGCAGCGTCTACAATAACAATCAAAATCAACAGTGCTTCTAACATCTCTGCTGACTTGTATAAAGTTGTTGTAATTGGCTAATACAAAATAAAAAAGGGAACGCTATGTCGAAGTTTTTGAATATCAGTACTGATAACACTTTGGGTGGTAATGCACCAGACGACGCAACTGTTGTGTCGCAAAAAGCGATTAAAGAATACGTTGATTCAAAAACTGGGACACGTGGCGACAATATAGCCAACTGGTCAACAAATGTATCTAACTGCATTACAAATATTCCACAAGATATAAACCTGACGTTAGATAGTGGAACGTTGACACTGAAAGCAGGCAGTAAAGCATATTTGCCAGATGGAACCACTTATACCGCAACGCACGATATAAATTTAACATCTGAACAAGTTTCAGGAACGACGTATTATATGGTGGGATTAATTAGTGAAGTGTCTATGTTCCCACGTACTTTATCAAATTGTGTATCAGGTCCCGGTGCAACGACAACGGGGGGTTATGCTTATGATACAACAACGAATGTAATTTCTTGGTATAACAATCAAGGAACGGTTGGTGGCACAGATTGTTCGTTCCCGATTGCTATTATTCATACAACAAATGGCACAATAGATGAATTAACCCAAGTATTTAACGGTTTTGGTTATATTGGTGGAACCATATTTGCGTTGCCAGGGGTTTTATTTGTTCAACCAGACGGTCGCAATTCAGACGGAACATTAAAAAACAAAAGCATATCTGCAGTTTCACACGTTTTAGTAAATTCAACCGCAAGAGCAAGCACTAATGGTTATCTTATTTCTGCTAACGGTGCTACAATACAAAAATCTTCTGCACAAACCAACTGGTATTATGATGAAGAAAACAACTATTGTGTTAACAAAACAAATGGCGATACTAACTGGATGATTTATGGCGAATATACTACAGACGCCAACGATGTTATACAATATTTCAAGACAAAAGAAGTATTCCAGGCAGCGGATTACTATGATTATAAAAACTTAGCGGACGATGTTACAAGTTTAGAAACCAATGTGGTTCATAAAACCGGCAACGAAACAATCAGCGGACAAAAAACATTTCATAATAATGTCGTTGTTGATAATGGTGCAACTTATATAATCATAAATACAGACGGAAAAAGCGCCACGATTTCAAACAACGCTATTGAATTTAAGCCATTGACAACATCTAGCCACGGCGGGTATATCGATTTTCATTATGCCGGCGATACAGGCGATTACACGGCCAGGTTAATTGAGGGAGCTTCTGGTTCTATTCAATATTACGGAACAGAATGGGATGCGGCTACAAACTCTACGAGTTCACGCGTTCTTGCTACAAAGGGCTGGGCGAACAATGCTTCCGCTGCCACAAATATTGTTCATCGTGACGGCGCAGAAATGATAGCAGGCAATAAATATTTTTATAGCAGTTCTTCGCATTATTATGTTGTGGTTCAGGATAATTCTGTAGATTATAATGTGTCGCCATCCTCAAACCATTATAGAGGGATACAATTTATGGACAAAACCACAGAAGCTGGATTTGTTAGATTGTGTTTCAATTCTGGCGGGACAAATGCTTACGAAATGGGTGTGAGAGGACAAGACGGTGGATATGCAGTAATGTATTTACAAAGAAGTGCGACTGGTGTATCTACGCTTTCTATCCCCACACCAGTAGCGGATTCTACAACAAGCACCCAAGCTGATACTGTGGGTGCACGTAACACAAAATTGTTGAGTTATGCCAAGATAGATATGAGTAACTTAGACTCTACGGGCAATAATATATCCAGATGGTCTACAAACGTTACAAATTGTATTACAAATATACCACAAGATATTAAAATAGAAATATTGTCAGGGAATGTTACGCTAAAATCCGGTAGTAAAGTATATATACCAAATGGCAGTGGTGTCTTTACTGAAACTACAATAGCGAGTGATTTGACTAATACAGGATTTAGCATAAATGCTTTTATAATTACAAACGGAACAGCAATACTCGGTTCTTCTAATGCGTCTTCTGGAACAACAGAACCTGCAAACCCAGTTAATGGTCAAATTTGGTACGACACAACAAATAATATCGTTAAAAGATATTCAACTTCAAGTAATTCTTGGGTTGGTGGGTTTAGTTTACCTGTCGGAATTGTTGTTTCGTCAAGCGGAGTAAAATTATTTAATGGGTTTGGCTATATTGGGTCTACAATATTCGCTTTGCCTGGGGTTACATACAAAGGTGCCTTTGGTAGAAATTCAAACGGAACCCTGTTAAATGCCACTGGGACCTTGACACAAGTTGTGACCACTACCATCACTTTCAAAACTGGTAGTGGTACTATACGTTTTGCGAACGCGGGTATTTCTATTGGGAACAGATTAGTCGACGTAGAAGTGTTGCCGGCTTCTGGAACAAATGGTGATATGGTTCACGTTGTGTCTACAAATAGAAACTATGTTTATAGCAACGGCTGGACTCTTATTGACGGTTGGGGAATCGGGCCAGACGTTGAAATAAATAATTCTTATAGAGTTACATCGTTAACACCGAAACACTCATTCCGTGCTGTAGATTATGACAGTTTTGCTAATTTGCAAAGCGAATTAACTAATTTAGATTGTGGAACTATGTAAGAAAGGAACAACAATGGCAAAGATTAGAACACTTCAGATATATCGTGGGACAAAAGCACAGAACGATGCTTACACGGGTTCTATTGGCGAATTAACAATGGACACTGATAATAACGATGTGCGTATACACGATGGTTCTACTACTGGTGGACATCCGGTGGGATATCGTCCAGGTTTATTTGATTTCAAATGGGCGGACCATCAGTTGAATGATGTTCAGTGGTTGCGTGGCGACACGTTCAGCTGGCAAGACGGAAGTGTTTATTCTGCTGCGTATCAACATTTGGTGGATGATGAAAGCTCGTCTGAAATATTTAGTTTCTGGGGTTCAGGGGCTGGATACTACACAAAGAAGAGATGCCCTTTGGTAGGGGACACTGTTTATTCTGACCAAGGCACAACAGAAATAGGTGTAGTTACTGCATATAATGCTTCTACTGATACAATAGATTTTGACTATACGGGCGGTCCGTCTGTACAAAACGCAGAGTTTAATAATATTGTGTATCCGTACACAGAGACAGTGGCCGGCACAACAATATCGTACGGTATAGCAAGCGATGGTCATAAAATATGTGGACCAGACCAAGAATCTAATATTTTGACTGTCTACGCAGCGACAGGCGTTGCTTGGTATTACATCTTGGATGCAGTAAATACAAGATTCAAATTACCAAGAAGCAAACACAACAAATATGTTAGCCAAGTTGCTGTAAAAGGAAACGGCGTTTCAATAGGGCTTACGAGTGGTTCACAAAACGCAACACTTGTCCAAACGAACAAATCTTATGCACCGGCTCAGACACAGCTGTCTGGTTTTAATAAAGAAATAGGGTCTGTTAATGCCAGCGTGGACGACGTAATAACAAATTATTGGGCGGCATTAGGCATCACATCTGATGCAGACAAATCTGGTATTGTTACCGACACAGTTCCAGAAGATACGGACGCATATAAATATCTGTATTTCTATGTTGGACAATTCACGCAGACAGCGTTAGAAAATACAGCGGGTCTGAACGCAAGTTTGTTTAACGGAAAAGCTGATTTGAATTTATCAAATGCTGCGCCAACAGCTGCTTTTGCTACATTGCTGTTGAACGCAGGAATAGATACTGTTGTTGCGAAACAAGACCCAACGGCGGAGAACAATTACACTTGGTATCGCAAATATAAATCTGGTTGGGTTGAACAAGGTGGTATTACTCAAACTGACGATAAAAATCCAACAATAACATTGCCCATTGAAATGGCAGACACTACTTATCAAATTCTTACAACCACATACAGACCAAACGCAGGTACTGGTAATGCAACTGAATATGGAATTACGGTTGGACAATTAACTACTACTACATTCTTTTTGGTGCTTCAACAAGCATTTAGATATATGTGGGAAGTTAAAGGTATGGCTGCTAGTTAAGGAGTAAAATATGAGTGATATAAATGTTGGCGCGATGGCGGAAGCAATAAACGACAAAGCAGACCGTGACCTTAATAATGTCACGTCTGGCATCGATTATGTAATTGAAAGTCAGTTACCAACGGCAGCAAACAATTACACTTGGTACCGTAAGTATAAATCTGGATGGGTAGAACAAGGATGTCTTTCAATAAAAGACGGAACTACCTTTAATTTTCCTATTGAGATGGCGAGCACAAATTATTCTGTTGTTGCTCTTACTAAGGTTGGAACAGGAGAAGTTAAAGCAGCTAGTACTCGTGAAGATTTAAAAACTACTACTAGTTGTATGATGTATTATTCATCTTCAGCATATTATGGATATGTAGAAGTCAGAGGTATGGCTGCATAAATAATTTTAACATAAAGGATTTAAAATGAGTGAACAAAACTTTTACATTGGTCAAGTTTTTGATGATATTTACCCGCCTGAAGCAGCAGTGTGGTGCAACGCTAACAATGCGTTTATAGATGTTATTGGTGAAAACAGGTATGAAATTAAAGAAATTCCAGAACCTGCTGCGCCAACACAGGAAGAACAACGTATGAACCGTGCGGTGGCATATCAATACGAAGTTGACCCAATTACGTGTCATATCCAAAGATTGCGTGATGAAGAACAGACAGAAGAAGTTATTGAAGAAATCGCAGAGTTAATTGCCGAACGCGATGCAAAAGTTGAAGAAATCAAGGCGCGCTTTCCATATCCAACAGACCCGGTTTATGAAGAACCAACGGACCCTGTTGAAGAACCAACAGAAGAATAATGTTGCGGGATTTATAATTAGCAGTCATAATTAAGAAAAAAAGAGGATGTTATGGTTCAATCAGTAGAAATTATAATGACGGTCTGTTCAGTGATATTATCAATAGGTATTTCTTATGGGATAATGTCAACAAAAATTAAGCATTTAGAACAGCAGATTTCTTTATTAAAGAAAGACCACGACCTGCTGGTTGAATTAAACACAAAGATGGACCTCTTGTTAAGCAAAAAGGTAAAATAATGTTATGGGTTATATCACACGTATCTGACTTGTTGGAATTATTTGGCGCTATAGTTGTCATTTGCTCCTTCATTGTTAAAATAACACCAACACAAAAGGACGACACAGTATGGGCAAAGGTCTTAAAATACTTAGACTATTTCAGCATCTTTTTGTCCAAGGCGGACGAAGCGCTGATAGCCAAAGCACAAAAGAAAGCAAAATGAATTATTTGATAAAAAAGTATGAAGGTTTTTCCAGCAAACCATACCTCTGCCCAGCAGGGGTTCCAACCATCGGATACGGCTCAACGCATTATTCTGATGGTACAAAGGTGACAATGAACGACAAACCTATCACCAAGGAAACAGCCGACGCTTTATTATTGAATTATGTATTAAATGAAATCAACCCACATATTAGAGATTTGACGCTTACTGACAATCAAAAAGAAGCTATAACATCTTTGATATATAATATTGGATGGCCTGCTTTTAGTAAGTCAAAATGTTACAAAGCAATTAAAGCCGGCGATATGTGCACGGCTTATGTAGAATGGGAATGGATAAAAGGCGGCGGCAAGGTGCTACCGGGACTTATTAAAAGACGGGCGGAAGAAAAATATATGTTTTTCTGTGAGATATAGGCACCAGTTCTTTTGTAGTTTGTTCCTGGTCTTGTATGCGTCCCTGCGCTAGCCTATATACAGGGGTAACGCAAGCGTTCATTTTTCGCTTCCCTGCACTCCGCCAGTAGTGTGCGTAAAACTGGCAAAAGGATGAAATATGAAAAAATGGTTCGAAATTTTACTTATCTTTGCTGTGATATTCTTGCTAACTGGTTGTGGTGGGAAGACGCCGACTGACGCTATTGCTGATGGGGCAAAAGAAACCATAGACAATCTGTATAATACTCTTCCAGAAGAGTGCCGGACCGATACTGCTAAAATTATGGCCCAGGAAAGCAAGAAACAGATAGATGCGATAGTGACTACCTGTGAAGAACAAAAAGCCACCCTGCGGGCAAAAATAAGCGAAAGAAACGCTATTATTGCTGCACTTTCTGTGTTAATTCTTTTATATGTTGGCGGGAAAGTGTTTTTGAAGCTTCGTCCGTAAGGTACGGAAGCCCAGCGCGGTCGTATTTTAATTCATATCCGTATTCTTTTCCCAGTTTTATTACATCACTGTTTGGCGCGCATATTCTTATGGTAGAATAAATCTTTTTCCCATCGTTAAAGAAATCAATTAACGCCTGTTGGTTTAAGGGTTCTAGTCTTGTTATGCCAAGATAGGACGGGCGGCAATCCCACACAAATGCGTCGCTAAACTTGTCGCTGGTTAAAGATAGTTTTTTTGCTTTTTCGTCGTCCAATAGAATAATGTTTTTGCTTCTCATCTTGTTTTTAAGCAATATTCAGGGGCAATCTTATAACACACACAGAAATCACAAGGATTGGGTGTTATTTCCTCGTTAAACTTTTCTATGCCCTCTTTAATTAGCTTCCTTTCTGTTCTTTTTAAGTTCCAATTTTCTAACGCTTTATATGCCAACCCTGTTCTAAGGTCATACCACTGACACAGAAACAAGTCTGCTTTCATATTGTTGAATATCTTTATAGCTGGGGCTTTGTTTTCCCGAAGGTTAGCGATGTTTATAGGAACCCAGTGTTTGGGGGCTATATGCTCTATTGTCAACATTCCTGGGGGGATGTCCAAACCCGACAAAAAGCATTTCATTTAGCCCTCCAACACTGGTGTCAGCTATATGAGAAGGAGAAAAATTGTTTTGTAAAAAAGACAAAACATACAGCTGACAAAACTATATTTATATATTATTTGCGTTTCTTCTTTTTTGCAACGTTTTCTTTTATGTAAGCCAAAGTAATCATAAAAGGCATAGCGGTCATTAACACGGCAACGGCTAACAACATTTCGCCCGCCAATATATAACTGACTACAGAGATAGCAGACAACAAGAAACCGTTGTAGATAGCGCTTTCATTAAAGGCTACACACGCATATCTTCTAGTTTTTTCTTTTGTCAGAACGCTAAACAAAGCGATTCCGGTTGCTATACACCAGACCCATACGACTGTGGCCCAGATGTTGTATATTATAAAGCTCGTGGTGTTTCCCCACGCCGCAAACCAGCAACCAAATGCTATAAAAAAGTGTAATAGTTTCTTTTCCATTTTTTATCCTTTTTTTTATGAGTTTCTTAAGTTCCAGTTTTCTATTGCTGCTTTCTTGGTTAAGCCTAAAAATTCATAAGCGTTCCAAGAATCACATTTTTTGTAATAAGTTTCTACTTTTTGATTTCCCTCCTCGTCTGTTATTTTTCTTGTTGCTTTTTTTGAACCGCGGCATCTTACATACCAAAGGTCCCCGACCCTATATGGCTCTGCTTTAGAACATTTACAGTATCTGCAAGGTTTTAGTTCTTCGTTCATAATAACACCTGTTCCTTCATTTTCTTGTATTGTTCCAAGTAATATTCTTCCTTGGTCATACCTTTGGCAATTAACATCCCCTTAAAATCCTTATTGGACATTCTGACGAGCCACTCGCGTTGTTGTTCAGAAATGGGTTCTGTTAATTTGCCTGCGTGTATCATTTGGTGATGGTAACTACACAAGGGAATAAGGTTCAAAAGTTCAAACCTTAGCATTTTATTTCCCCTGTGTATAATATGGTGTATTTCTGTTGCCGGTGTCACCTTCCACCGTGCCAGACACGCCAAACAGCATCGCCCGTGTCTCAGTTGTGGATACAACTTGTCACACTTATCGAAGACTTTTTCTTCTGGTGTCTTTGCTGGACGTTTACTGTTCATATCAACCTCCTAGAACGGTAACTCGTCTCCAATCATATCCATTTCTAAAGGAATCTGAGGTTCAGCTTTCTTTTCTTCAATATCTTCTTTTGCCGACAAGATAAAGTTGTTCCAGATACGTCCGTCTTTACCTTCATACGACGAAATTCCAATTTTGAATTTAGCCTTTAGCCCTTCGTGTAATTCCATACCGTCTACAACGCGGGCGACCAAGTAAGTTGGTTTTTCTTCGTCTGTTTGGCAAATAGCTTCCACGAATTTGAAAGCTTTGCCGGCTTTTGTTGTCAGGCTTTTATGTTCAATCTTCCTGACTGTTAGTGTCGCTTGAAATAATATCATTATCTGCTCCTGTCTTTTCTTTTATCCACGCCATACCTTCGCGCAAAGCATCGCGTATTTTGTTTATATGTTCTTCGTCGCGGTTTATTCTTATAATATGAATACCCGCTCTAGGATGATAATACACAAAATCACACCATTGTCTACCAGTAATTAACAGATTGAATTGAACCTGTGTTTTGTATTCTGGTTTTATGTATTCATATTTATCTGAATCTGGGTTAGTATATTGCTCGTGGTATTTGGCTGCCAAGCATTTAATTTCGATTATTCCATCGTTGTTAACAAGGCCGTCCGGGGAACAGACGGCATAGCCGTCAAATTCCCCATCGTCTTCAACCAGGCCAACCTCACGAACCATATTTTCTGTCACCGCACTGTACACACGTCTAGCTTCTGGCTCTAACAAAGACCCACGTTCCATATAGAAAGACTGAAATTCTTCTTTGTCTGAATCCTGATATTTGATTTCAGAAAACTTTTCCCAAAGAAAATCTTTCTTTGTCTGGGAACTGCCAAGCATAACGTGAAAATCTGACCCTGAAAACATACCCAATTTGGCTTGTCTCCATTCGTCGGACCTTTGTTCAATATCAAATCTATATCTAGGCATCTTTCTTTTCCTGTTGTTTTTCCAGTTGTAATTTCTTTGCTTTGATTAAAGCTTCTGCGGTTTCTTTAGATATTTCGCCTGCACCTTTTACGTTCAGATGGTCATATAATTTTGCCCAGTCTACACCCAGACGGTCCAGCATATCGTATTGCACTGTTGTCATTGCTTCAAACGGTGTGTCTGGCAAATCTTCGCCAGCATAAATATACAACCCTAAGCCAAACATAGCGATATTCTTAACCAAACAACGCATAATAGATGTGTTAATATCAAACATTGTCGCGGCTTCAACAGTCTTTTGCACTATATTGTTTGTCTTATAATCCTTGACCTCGTATGTATAAGGTTTGTCTTTCATAGCCTTGTTTGCACCGTTCATAACTGGTAACCACATAGACAATGTTTCGCCAACACCGTCTGCTTCCCCAGAATAAACTGTTGTTTCAACCATATAACCCAAATTCTCGTCATAGATATATGGTTTGCCGTCCCAGTGATGTATCTGGTAATATGCACCAGGATAGACTTTCTTAAATTCTTTCCACGCATAAGTCCAAGAAAGGTAAGTTAAACCATTTTTCTTTTCCGTGTATTCATTCACGTTTGTTTCTAAAAAGATTTCAAATTGTGTTTTTTCTGCCATTTTTTTCTCCTTATTTTATAAACACAAGAATATTCTGATGTGTTCTTACTATTTTTTTGTTTTTCATCATTCCGCCTGCTCTAATGGCTGCTGTACCAGTAGGGGTGACCATAATGATTTCGTTATAAAAAGCCATTCCTGCATCCTTAAATGCCTTAATTGTATCAGGCACAAGGCCATAGAAATTGCCTTTTTTATCACGCACCTCGCCAACGACGAAGCACGCCATACCACCTGGTTTTAGCAAAAAGCAAGCCTTTGCTATAATACTGCGGTATGCTTTTATAAAGTCGGCATAATTCATATTTGAAATATCGCCTTCTAAATCTGAATAGACCTCAAGGTCTGCATAAGGTGGGCAACTGAACACAAAATCATAGTATCCTTCGCCCGCATCAAAATCTTCAAGGTCTACAACCCATTTGTCCAACACTTTGTTGCTGTCGCCAACATACCATTGTGGCTGATTATTTACAGGAAGAATCTCAAGTGCTTGATTACGATTATCGTCAATCTGTTCTTGTCTGATATCAATCCCTGTATAATGGTATCCCATAAAGTTAGCTACAATGCCACGAACAGCACCGCCTGCAAATGGGTCTAGTATAGAACCGCCGTCTGGACAAAACCATTTGTATATAACCTCACACAACGCAGGGTCAAAAATAGATATAGATGGCATATCTTTATTTGCCTTTTGTGACGCCCATTCGCTGATATTGAATGTCTTTGTGTCTGCATCGCGCACTATTTCTGGTTTTATACCAAGCTTTTTCCACGTGCGTTTTCTTTCTTGCCATTCTGCTTGACGTGTATCCAGTATAGAAAACGGTGGCTCAACAAATTTCTGTCTTAAGATACTGTGCGTTACGTCCAGTTCTTCTTCTCCAAACAAATTTTTCATTTTTCTTCCTTTTCTTGTTTATAAGCCAGATGTGCCACATAACAAAATGAAGCGCATACACAAATAGCCCACACAACACTTGATAAGTTAAACGTTATTATCATTGGCTAATCCTCCTATATAATAATTCTGAAAACATTAAATCTTTATTTCTGTAAGACAAATCCCACATCCCATTTTCTTTTTGAAAGCAGCAGTCTTTATAATAATAGGTCATCATATTTGGCCACTCTTTTTTTGCCCACGACAACCAGGCAATCACAGTTGATATTTCCTGGTCGCTTAATGGCGCTGGAATTAAATTTGTTTTACGCATAATATCACAACAAGCAGTTCTTTCTTTTTCTGTTAAGAATGGTGCTGTTGGGTCTTGGTCAATATAAAATTCTTCCATAGGTCCTTCCTTTGGTTATAGTGATTATATCATAATTAAAATACAAATCAAGTGAAAAAAATCCCGGAAATCCGGGAAATTTTATTTTTTCTTTTTGCCTTTATAGATATATTTTTTGTATTTTATCTGTCTACCATAGAAATTGGTTTTATGTATCCATTCGTCTTCTATGATATAGACTTTACGCAAGTCGCGGATACAACCAGCCAAATCTATAACAAACAATTTCAAGAATCCATCCAAAGCTGTTATGCTTCCGTGGTCTTCAAGGTATTGTAAAACCTCTTCTTTTTGTGTTGGAAATCTAGACATAGTTTTTTCTCCTTTCTTTAATATCTTCAAGTATTGGTCCCCAATCTTTTTTCCGTCTTTCGCAAAGGACATTTATTGACCTTTGATACTGTTCGGGAACGCCGGGGAGTTTGGCGTTATGTTGAACGATATCTACGAACTCCATATATGAATCCAAAATATCTTCAATTATTCTACAAATCAACGCTGTTTGTATAATTGTATCTGCGTTATAAGTTTTATCTTTTGTTTCTTTCTTGTTTTTTTTATCTTTTTGTAATTCTTTTACCACCATCTGAAGCTTATCAATTTGACGCTCGTGAATATTGTTTTCAGTTATTAACACATCAACTACATCAATTAGCTTATTGATTTTTCTAATACTGCCGACTGATACATTGACAATATCTTTATCGTTTAGGTCTTCCAGCTTTGTTTTTCCAGACAATTTGATTTTTTCTAACATTTTAATTTCCTTTCACTCTTTTGTTATATTCAATCGCAGCCCGCAGGAACGATTTGTATTTACTGATAACCAGCGAATTATCATTTACAGATAATATCAGCCAGTGGTTATTTGCTTTCTTCGGAAACAGTGTCAGCATTATTTAGTGCTTTTGTTCTACTGTTGATTTTAACCCAAGAAATTTTCATAAACATTATGGTCTTTATTTATAACCCACAGAACCAAATTATCTTTAACAATATATGTAAATAAATCGTCTTTACTCTTAAAGATTTTAAGATTGTCAAAATTAGATACCAATTCTACAATTTTTCCGCCTATTGTAGTAAATGTTTCTGTTGATAATTTCAAGTTTGTATCTGTTTTCATCACTTAATCCTTTTAATTATAATTTTTGTTAAAATGTTAACTTTAAGTCCACAAAGTAAACTTTAATTATAAAAAACTTTACTTATCCTTTTGTTCTGCTTGTTCGTGTATGTTGCCAATGATTTCAATAGGATATAGAGTTATGTCAGAAGCGTAAAAATCATCATCGCCTTCAACACAATATGCACCATTTTTGGCACGCTTCACAACACCCTTTTTGAAATGTATAAAAGGATAACCGTGTGAATCAATGTCCTGTAATTCACAATCAAGGATATCCCCTTCATAAATCAGGTTTCCGTTTTTATCGGAAAGCCCCGTGCATTGTTCTATGATAAAATCTGGTTCTAGCCCTGTTTGTGCATAAGTTTTTTCATCTTGTTCTAATTTGGCAAACAAAGTTCCTATCTGAATCCACGCATAATGGCTACTTGCTGGGTGTTGATATACTATACAACCAGAACCTTTGCTGGTTCTTGTTTTATAATATTTTCCTGTTTCCTTATCAAATATTCTAAACTTAAATCTATTATTCATTTTACATCCTTTTGTTTATACTTTTTTTTCTTTCTTTTTAATTCTTTTTCCCATTCTTTAACAATGGCATATAATTCTGGTGCATCGTTCATTTTACATCCTTTTGTTCTTGTATTTTGTATATTTTGGCAACCGTGCCTATGATTTCTATTATTTCGGTGTCGCAATACTCAGCCATCAGACAATCAAAATCTTCTGGCTTTTCCCAAGTTATTGCCTTTGACACATCTGTAGTCCAATCCGCAATCCAACTTATCTGGTCTCCAACTCGCTTCGGGTAAAACACAGTACCATCATAGCCCTTTGTTGAAAATGTATATCTTTTCATTATTCTGCCTCTGCTTCTCTTATCAGCTTTATAAAAGCCTTTAATCTTGGGTGGTCCATATATTCTTTTTCTAATTCTTCAATATAATAATCCACGCCTTCGGCATACCAACCAGCGTCTTCTGTAGCAGCCAAATGGCTCATAGCATAGTAATAATATCCAAGCATAAAAGCGTCCGACAAACCTTTTGGTATTTCGTCTTTTTTTATTGCCCTTGATATCATACAAGAAACACATTTGCACATCTTCATTTTATTCCCCTTTGTTTAGTTTTTTTCTTGTGTGCCGTCTGCAGTATTTTTTCCACCACGACCGCGTTCTCATTTTTCCTTTATATATTTTACATCCTTCGCCCCAGGCCCATTCGTAAAACTTTCTATACAAATTATTCTTCATTGTTATAGACGCCTTTTATCTCGTTTTAGTTTTTACGATTTTTCTGATTTCATAAGGGATTATCATTTGTCCGCACACAGGACAATATGAAAGATGATGTTTAATTGCTTTCGCACAACAGGGACTTAATTGCATTGTATTCTCCTTTATTTGCTTGGACGGGGGCTGTACCAGTTATGAACTCGCAATTCTGGCCTGGACCCCCTGTGCAGACGTATCAGCGTTCTCATTAGTCCGCACCAACCAATCGGCTTTGGGACACACCGCCGAAAGTGCCTCAGCCAGGCGAACCCCGAGACGTCAGGGTTGCCATAGTCCCAATCTTTTAATCTAAATCAACAAAGTTTTCGCCATTTCTCATAGCCAAAATAATTGTGTTTAGTTTCAAATCTCTAGTTTTTTTATCAGAGTAAAAAAACTCCAGATTATTGCTTATTGAACACTGTTCCCATACAAATATAATTCTAAATCCCTCGCCTTCTCTGTGTGCGTCTCGTGTCATTATACTGTCAAAATTGTCCATATTTACAATATAGTCTTGTATTTTTATAAACATAATATACTCCTCTACTGTGTTATGCTACGCAAGTCCAAGATAGGTGTAGAATTGCCTGCCATAATTTGTGGCAATTTACCGTCCCATTTTTGCACTGCTTCATAAGACACTAACTTTGGGTTTTGTGCCAACGCATTTGCACGAATACGCATAGATTCTGCTTCTGCCTTAGCCGCAACCACTTGTTGTTTTGCTTTTTGTTCAATCTGCTTTGTTCTATTTGCTTCCTCCAAAGCGGACTGTTCGGCAATAACTTTCTTTTCAATCGCCTGTTCAAACTGATTTGAATAATCAATGTTAATCATTTGAAAGTTTGTTATGGATACAGGGTAGCTGTGCGAAATCATACGGCCTTGTAATGATTTTAACACGTTCTCTGCAACCTTATCACGATTAGCCACCATTGTGTCTGCGTTCCAG